TAGTTGCCGACTTACCACTAAGAAGTGAATCTACACTACTTTTGGTATAATAGTTAGCAAGACTTTGGTGAGAAGTTAAAAATGTAGCACCTTTAGTAAATGTAATACCCTTTCCGCTTTTAGATACAGACGTGATAGCATTCCCACTTCCACTTACAGATATTGCATTAACGTAACCATCAAGTGACTGATGACTAGTTAAGAACGTACTACCTTTAACTACGCTGATAGTAGTACCATTCTTGGTGATAGACGTAACCGCATTACCGCTACCGCTAACACTAACGTCCATAGCCGAGCCTCCTTCTAGGCTGGAGATACGAGAATCAAGAGCCTTGATGGAGTAGGCAGAGGCAATCTCACTCAGCGATTCTGATGTAAGCTTCAAGGCATTTGAATAACTCTTCACACTGCCGTTTAAGCCGCCACCACTGGATGATGATGTTCCCACACCATAGGCAGAAACACCGCCACTAGTATAGAGGTTTGCCACCTCGTTAGTCGTAGTGTTCGTAATCTTCAACGCCTTATTGGTTGCATCATACTCCATCTTTATGTTGCCGATGGAGATATACTTTCCGTTAGGCACGATGATGCTTCCATTAATATCAGAAGTACCATTGAATGAATTTCCCCAAAACTTGCGAGCATTCGTGAGCTGGAGTGCCTTCTTCACAGAGCCATTAGTGAAGTAGCCCTGCAAGGTGGTGATATTCGTCTTATTGGTGGATATGCCCGAAGCGTTTACCCCTTCTGCTTTTTTCGCTCTTGTCACCTCGTCAGATATAGACTTATTGATTCCATCAACAATACCGCTAAGAGTGTCTGTCTGCGCAATATTGGCGAGGAAGCTCACCACCTCGTTCCACTTATTGATAATGCCATCCGCAGTCTCCTCGTCAGTAGTCATAAGGGCGTACCAATCATAGGCACTATCCCAATGAGTTACCTTCGCAGATGAAATGCCGTCCAACACAGACTTATTGCTATGAGTATGCTTTGCTGATACCGCACCATCCCAAGCCGTCTGCTTTGTCGTTGTTGGAATTGAATATCCAGAAGCAAAAGTAACAGCAAATGTGCCGCTTGTTGTGATGGTCTTTGTTGCGCACGCCAAACCTGTAGGGAGGGTAAGAGCCACTGATGTAACAGTACCCTTATTGGTAGTATAGCCCTTTGCATCAATCTCCGCTTTGGTATAATAGCTTGCGAGAGACTGATGAGCAGTCAGATACCCTTTATCATTGGTAAGCTGGCTTACCTTCGTGATGCGGTCAGTGATTTCTGACCACTTGTGGGTATGCGCACTAGGTGTGAATGTTGATGGTTTACCCGTAATGTTATTCCAAGAGAGATTCAGACCGCCAAGTTCTGTGGCTATGTTGTCAATTCGGCTGCTGAGAGCCTTGATAGCATAGGCATTCGGAATACTAGTCAAGTCTGCATCCGTATAGCTTCCTTCTAAGATTCTCGCATAGCTGATTACGCTTGCAATCAAGCCGCCACCACCGCCCGTGGTAGATGCTCCTGCTCCGTATGCCGTGATACCACCTGTGGCATAGAGATTTCCATCAATCTTGATTGCCTTGTTTGTGGAATCATACGTGAGCTTAATGCCATGGAAGGAGATTGCGCCCTCGAAGGTAGCATCGCCCGATACACCAAGTTTAGAGAATGGTGCGTTTGGCTTCAAAGACACAAGGTCGGCAACGCTCGTTCCTGCACTTCCTGCCTTCCATGTTGGTTCAAAGAAGGTGAGGTATGCACCCAAGTTCTTCTCGCTGATGATGAAAGATGTCGGGTCAGCGTGAACCTTACCATCCGTTCCCCACCAGATTGCGCCATTAGCCATATAGCCGGAACCATCAAAACGGACGAGAGAGGTAGCTGCCTGTTTTGAATAATCTTCCTTCTTATCGAAGCCAACCACCTCACCATCGTTCATATATCCACCCCACCAGGTAGCAATGCCGTTTCCTTTCGCCGTCTTGTCAATAACACCATTAATTCCACTCTCCACCCGCTTGGTCTCATGGTCACGCAGGGCGATGAGAGAGGAAAGAATCAATCCGCCATTGATTTCCGTCTCCACACCATCGGCAAGCACTTTTTTCAGATATTGATAGGTAGACACATCACCGATGACTACACCGAGGTCGCCATATATCTTCCTAGTGATATATGCGTTTGCCAAACCCAGCTTGTCATAGAAGGCAGAATATGCGATTTGGAAGTTGGTGAACTTCGTTCCCACGGCTGAGACGATAGTAGCCTTGCCGTTGGTATCAGCCTTATTGTAATTTTTAGATATATCTGAGAGATACGTAACGAGTTCCGTCTTGGCTGTAGTGAGTGTTGCAAAAGCAGTTTTGAGGTCAGTGAGTTCCTTGGTGTCCTTCAGTACCTCTGCTCCCTTCACTTCATTGTACGACTTCTGTGCTGCCGCAAAATCATCCTCAAGTCGCTTAGAATCCTGCGCCATTGCCGCAATCTCGGAAGGCTCTAGGTAGCCATCGGTAACATAATTATCGAATTCCTTCTTATTATCAGTGACCGTCTTTCCGAGGTTCTTAATGTCCGTCTGTGCGGTCTGTGCCGCCTTCTGAGCATCTTCTGCTGCCTTTTTGGCTGCGTTGGCAACGGTATCATCGGTGTATTTAGATGCTTTAATCCAATCACCGATGGCGAACTGAGAACCTGCCGCTTTGTTGGTCTGACAGCGCAATACCTCATTCTTGTAGGTACTGCCGTCAGAAGGATAAGTGGCATTAACCCATATATCGCCAACCTGATAAGGTGTCGTAGGCTGAACGCTGAACACCTTCATCTTCCCGTTTGCGGTCTCCTGTGCCATTCTTGCATCGGAAAGGGCTTTGGCGATGTCGGTATCTGTAATGATAGTCCACTTATAGGTGTTGCTATCCTTGGCAAAGCGGTATGCCTTGCCCGTCTTGTTGTCGTAGTAAAGGTCGCCAAGATGGATTTCTTTATCCTTATCGGTCTTCCAACTGATGGCTGGGGCATTCTTCAAGGTAGGAACACCATCATAGAACCACGTTTCGATAGCACCATCCACCTGATTCTGCAATTCGCCAATCTTCTTGAAATACTGAGACAATTCCTTGCCATCCACAGTGGATTTAGCGGAAATCTTAGCCTTAACAGACATTTGCTTAGTGCTGCTATCATATCTGATATAAGAGCTGCCCTCATAGCCATTCTCCTTTGTAGGTCTATCGCCTACATACATATCACCATAGACGTTGAAGAATGCCTTGTTATTCTGCTTATTCACACCATATTCCACGTACTCCCTATTGGCAAAGGAATAGCTGTTGATGCCGTGATAGAGGCTGATGGATGGCGAATAGGTATCTACTGCCGAGAAGATAAGGCAGTTCTGACGTTCTACATCGGTTCTATTACCGCACTGGTTGAGCACATCACCTTTAGCAGGTACGTCGCTTGCCGTAGCGCAATCGGTATCGGAGAGGTCGATATAATGATACTTCTTTCCTTCCAGCTCTACAGGGTCTTCATCACGACCGATTACCAATCGCCAATAGAAGTGATTGCCATCCTTATGATAAGTGCCCTTTCGGACGTTGAATGATTCCGAGCGCACTTGGTCGTTAACCGCGAAGTCGTTATCTACCTCATCACCATCCTGCTCTGCTAAGAAATAGCAACGATAAGCCTTCTGTGACACATTATTATATGTCACAGTAACCTCTTCTACCTTATGAGCCACCACACCGCCAGCAGGAGAGATTATCTCCTTACCACCGATGGTGGATGTTTTATTGATAACCAGCTCCTCGAAGATAGCCTTCATTCTTACCTCCAAGTAATCTGTGATGAGGTGCGAACGACCTTCTGCATCGGGAGTCCAGGAGCCTCCGTTCTCATTGTTGGAGTTACCGATATGCAACCCACTAAAGAACTTCTGCACCTTTTCCCAAGTGATTGTGCCCTTTGCGGTGTTATCCTGCAGCCTAGATACAAACTCCATCCTAGAACGTCTAGCAGAATAAACGTTACTATCGGATGCAGGAGTGGTATCGTTCATGCCAATTACATAGACACCTCCACCATTACCGCTTCCTGTGCCGCCTATCTGCATTCCATTCACCTTAATGGAGTCAACCTTGTCTTCCAACTTACCCAACCGGCTTGTTGCAGCCTTCTCGCCAACCGTGTACTGAGGGTGGTCGTAAGGGATATCCAAAGGTATCTCCATTCCGATGATACGAGAGTTTCGGTAGTGCTTGCCATCCGCATCCACCTGCGCAAACATATCATTAATCAGCTTTACCTGTTCACCGAGAGGATGGTAATCGTATATTCCATCATTGTAGAACTTGTCGCCATCCATCGTGCAGGTGAAGTTTGAATTGCTGATCATGGTCTTCTGATAGTACTGCTTCGCTCTATCGAACAGAGATAATTGAGCAGTAGGGATGAGGTCCGTATCTGTAATCTTGGTTGCGTCCCAATTGAACAGGAAGAACCTATCACCTTCCTTCGGACACATGACACTATCGGGGAGTGTTCTTCCGTAGGTGTCGTTAGCCACTATCTCGAAAAAGTTCTCCTTGTCAATAACCTTGAAACTAACATCGAACTCCATACCCATAAGGGCACCACTAGTGAACTTGATACCTAGAGTGAGGTTGCTCTTTATCCAACTAGCTTCAAAACTTTCAGCGAAGGAGTCCGTTGAACCAATCTGCCAAAACGTCTGTGTAGTCTTAGTTCCATCATTGTTATCAACAGTGCTATCGTAGGTCTTGATTCTGCTGACCCTGCATTCAACCTTTGGATATTCGTCCTCGAACATCACGACACCTTCGATAGCCTGCTTGTCGTTCTTCACGACGTTCACGTTCTCCAGGTAGCCATCCTTGGCGTAGAAACCATCACTATCTACTTCCTTGTTAGGGAGCATGAGGTAATCGGTAGCAACACCATCGGTGGTGACGTCCGCATCGGCACCAGTGAAATATCCTTTCGGAATATTCCTGTCTGAGCCGAATGCGTACAGTCTCGTGATATAAGATGACTTAGATTCCGAATAGGACATAGACAGAACATTAACATCCTGTTCGAATGTTGCCTGTCCTTCCATTTCGCAATATCCAAGGTATATGATGGAGCCATCTATCCACCACTCGCAGTTGAGTGCGTCTTCAGAACAGATGGCGTTGAGAGCATCGAGAATGCTGATAGAGCCGTACTCGATCAAGAATCTCTTCTGAACATCGAAAGCCTTGTTGTTGTACGTAGTGTAGTCAACAGAGAAATCCTTGCCATTATACGTAAGACCTAGTGCCTTTAGGTTGCCGAGTATAACGTTCATGTGTACACCTACAGTTGTGGTGAGGTTGAAGGAGGTCTCGTTGGCTCCGTGCTGAGGGCGATACTTGCAAATCTTATTCTTCCAAGACATATAGTAGGCATCCATCTGCATTTCGTAGTCGTAGCCATCACTATCATTGTGCTTAGGGAAGTATGATGATGTAAGCTCAAAGTAGCCGAAGTCGGGAATCTCTACGGAGTCCCCAATCTCGAAATAGACAGGAGTAGCCGTAGTGAACTTCAAGATGATGTAGTGGTGGTCCATAAGCTGATATGACAGCTTAGAACCCTCACCGAAGTCCTCTAATGTGAAGAATACCTTGTTATTTCTCTTAATCTGAATCATTAGCTTGTATATTTACTTGTTTCACCTCTGTCACTAGGGTCTGGCTCGTTGAGCTTTAGGCTGAACTTTGCCATTTCCCGAATGCACTGACTAAACTGAGTGCAGGAGAGATAGATACACCGATACCACACATTAGGCTGAAATCGGGTGCGGATAACCAACTCTCCCTTGGCAAGAACCTCCTCGCAAAACCTAGCATAGTTCATCAAGAACGTATCTGAGTCCTTGGCGGTCATATTGAACGGCAGCGTTATCTCCCTCTCATCCAATCTAGGATTGTGCTTGATAACCGACTTTCCGTCTTTTGAGCGATACTTGTTGCTGATGAACTCCTTGTTTGGTGCAGGGGTCATGAGCGCACTGAGGGCGGTTTCGTCTAGAAAGATGCCCCACGTAAGGTAGGCATCCTTGCCATTTATGTAAAGTTGTCCTTTAAGCATAACTATTTAATCATTAAATAACCTCATAGGCTTCGCTGTGAGCCGCTTTTTCTATTGTTGAGTATAGTTGTAAGGGTTGACGAGCGAAAAGCCTATAGAGGTCAAATATCCTTTAATCTTCTGTTCATATCATCCAGCTTTGTTCCGAAGTCATTATAAGTGAGCTTTGAATACTTCACTATGTCTTCGAGGTAGCTGTTTGTCATAATCATCATATTTCTAATCTCCAATACTGCGCCATTGGTTGAGATACCGAGTGTAACGATGCTCTCCATCTGTGAAATGGTGGTAGTCATGTTCTGAGCGATAGACTCTCCTGCAATCTGCAGGGCGGTGAAGCGACCATTCAGCTCGTCTGCGGTATCTTGCCCCATAGATGCCCATCCTCCGCTTGTTGCGGTCTGTGATGAGGATGAGGAACCAGTGTAGCCTGTTACCTTTGCCCACTCGTCACGTCTCTTCAAGCCTTCCTGGACTATATCATCGTAACGCTTGTAGAATGCATCTACATCATCCTTGGTTAGCTTTCCGTTTTTATCCTTCATAGCCTTTGCCCAATCATCGTAGAGTTTCTTCAAGTCTCCATTGATAAGGTCTTCCATACTGAAAGAGAGAAGGGACTTCTGCATCTTTTCTGCGAAATCATCTGCCATTTCGCTAGCAAAGTCGCTACCATCCTTCTTCATGTCCATAAGGTCCGTCAAAAAGCTATCTCTCATTCCACTGAAGGAAATCTGAGTAAGATTCTCCTTGAACTGCTCTGACAACTCTTCTAGCTTGCCCGCTTGGTCTATGTAGTCATTCAGCTTCTCTGTAAGACGCCCACCATAGTTACCCTTTCCAGTGTTCTCGATATGCTCCCAAATGGCAACGTTACCACGGAGGAGCTTCATTTCCTCTGGACTGAGGGAGAAGAGGTCGCCATTGAAATCTGATTTGACGTTCTTCTTGATCCAATCCATCTCGTCACTACCGAAGCCGCCCCAATAAGCGTTCCATGAGTGGTGCGAACCATGATAGCTTGCCTGCGCCTTTGCGATGTCGAGGTAGTTCTGATTGGTCTCCTGCCGATTCTTATAGGCTTGCTCGTAGTATGAGGTTGCCTTGAAGCCAAAGGAGTTTTCCATTGCATCAGTCAAATCCTCGATGGATTGCTGCAAGAGGGTATTTCTATCCGTCAGTCTTTCGATGGTATCATTGACCTTCTTTGCATTTCCATCTCCACCGAACAGACTATTAAAGCCACCGAATGAAAGCGTGTTGAGGATATGAGAAACGTTGTTCCCGATACTCTTCAATGGTTTCATAACGATGTCACCCGATAAAGCATCATCGAGGATGCCCGTTACTGCGCCAAAGACCGTGTCCATGAGGTTGCTGATGAGTGTTCCGAAGCCATCTTTCAGAATATCGAGGATGCCGAGTATTGCTGAGATTATTTCACCTTCCATACCGCTATCCCCTAAAGCTTTTGTCAGTGCTTTAGCTGCTTCACTATCTTTACCGAGTAAGCTTTGAAATCCTTCAGCAAGTTTATTGGCTACATCTTTTTTTAAGCGACCTTTATTAAAAAGCTCATCTAGTATCATAAATGAGTTTCCAACTCCTTTGAGCGAGCCAGAATTGAAACCTTGGAACGCTTCCTCAACTTGCTGGAACTGATAGACCGCTTTCCTAGAAGAATCTTGCAAGTCTGATGATGCCTTCTGAACTGATGAACCGAACTCCAAAACGTTGTTAGATGCGGTAGCAAGTACGCCCTGCGCTCTAGAGAGGTTGGCTTCAGCCTTGCTGATACTTGTCTTGTCACCGCTCTTCTTAGCCTTGGCAAGGTCTTCCTGCGCCTTGGTGACAGCTTTCGTGGCTTCAATCTCTCGCTCCTGTGCATCAATATAGCCCTGCATGGCTGACTGATAGGAGTTGATGTCGTCCGAAACCTTCTTAAAGATGTCACTATTCCAGATGGTGGCAGAGCCTTGTAACTTGGAGATAAGTTCCTGTATGGTCTTCTGCTCATTAACATCTGTTGTGCTCTTGGAGAGTTCTTGCAGCTTCTCAATGGTAGGCTCCAGTTGGTCCTTGAACATAGCACCGAAGTCTCCGAAGACGCTTCCCCAATCGATGTTTTGTCTGATGGCATTTATCTCGATGGTTTGGAGGTCCTTCTTTCTCTGCTGCTGAAGAGAGAGCTTTTCGCCCTGCGTCTGAGCCTTGGCTATCTTCTCCTCGTACTCCTCAGCAATGGCTTGCTTCTGCTGATAGAGAGAACCATACTCCTTCAAGTAGTCGCGCATAGAGGTGAGTGCTTCCCTGTTGACCTCATCAAGCTTCTTGTTGTACTCTTGGGTAGCGAGGTCTCTAGCCTTATTGAGGGCATTGGACTGAGCAGAGGTAAGGGTTACTTTCTTGCCAGCTTCCTTGTTTTTCTTCTTGAACTCGGCTTCCTGCTTGTCAATCTCGGCTTTGCGCTTGGCATAGTCGTTCTTGATTTCAGCTATCTTCTTCTCCGTGCCTTCCTGCATCTGAGATATATCAGTGTCGATGTTTTCCTGCTGCAGCTGCTTCAAGTCCTCATTCAGTTCTTCCTGGGCCTTCTTCCGGTCTTCTGCTAGCTTCTTTGCATCGGCGGCTGCTTTCTTTGCTTTGGCAGCGTTCTTCTTGGCATTGGCTTCTGCCTCTTCCTTTTCGCGACGCTTCTGCTTAGCATCGTCTTCTGCCTTGGTCTGCTTGGTGTTCGCCGCATTGGTATAATCCCATCCTCGCTGTGCGATATCGTTGGTTGACATCCATTTGCCATTTACTAGCGCACCAGACTTCTTGTTGTTTGCAAGGTCGCGTGCCAAAGCAGAGAAGTATTTACCTAAGCGTCCCAGTTCCGGAATATTCATATTCTGCATCCACGATGGTATCTTAGCATCGAAGTTGACGTGGAAGTTGATGTTGTTCTCAGAATAGTTCTGCATGAACTCCTTGACACGGTTGTAGAGAACGTGTACATCCTCGCCGGCACCCTGGAGCTGCTTCTGCAAAGCATTTATCCTGTTCTTGGTAGATGTGGCCTTGTTTCCGAAATCCTCGGTAGCATCTGCAGCCTTGTTGATTATTGATACCTGGCTATTATATTCGTCTCTTGCACGTTCCATAGTATCAACGTACTTCGTCATTTCCAAACGGGCTTCATCTGACTGCTTACCAAAGCCAACCGCAGCCTTAGCTGCTTCATCCGCTAACTTCTTTCTTAGGGCTAAATAACCTTGTAGGGAAGCATTGTACTCTGCGGTATCTTTATTGAGCGTACGCATATCGTTACGATATTGAGCTAACTTTTTAAGCTCCTCTTCTGATACTAAGTCCTGTATCTTCAAACTAATGCCACGACCTTCATTCCCGTATGCGTCTTTGAGATTTTTCAATAAGTCTTCCTGCGCCTCCGTGATTTTTTTGTTGTAGTCATCATTCACTTGACTTATTGCATTAGCTCTATTACGCTCTGCAGATTCCAACTTAATTTGCTCAATGAGCTCATTAGATTTATCTATCTCTTGTTGCTTAACGTCAACAAGATTGCTCTCGTCCTCTTTGATCTTGTCAATAGTTATACCATATTCGGCATAAATTGTCGAAAGTTCATTTACTGCATCCTTATAGGCTTTTGACTTTTTAGCCTGCTCGTTCGTCTTGTCTCCTAAAGCTTTGATAACGTCCAAAAGGGACTCTACACGAGAAGATGCTTTGGTGGCATCATCGCCAAACTTGTTTGTCGTTGTGCTAGCATCTTCCGCAGAGCCTCCAAATACGCTAAACAAAGTTATCCCTGCAGCAACCGTTCCAAGCAAAAGGCCAAGCGGGTTGGCACTTGTTGCCATATTGAAAAGAAGCATAGCATCCTTTGCTGAAGAAATACTCCTAGCGAGAGACAAGAAAGCTTGTGCGCTTCCTATGGCTATCCTTGCCTTCTCTAATGCTATCATTGTTATCACCGCAGCCTTGTATGCTCCATACGCTGCAACGACAGTCATAAGCACCTTGCCTACCGTCTCCCAATTCTCAACGAGGGTGGAAACGACTCCCAATCCGGTATTGATAACACCCTCCTGGGATTTGCCGAGGTCATTGAACATCTGCTCGATGGCATCCTCAATGTTGCTTATCTGACCGGTAATAGTCTTGGACTGAGCCTCCATCAAGCCACCGAACTTGCTACCCTCGGCGGTCATACTCTGCATTGCCTGGATGAAGATATCACTGGTAACCTTGCCTGCCTTGATTTGCTTCTGAACCTCCTTGATGGCGTTGGTAACGTCAAGCCCCATAACCTTGGCTATCTCATCTGCGATAGGAATGCCTCGGTTGAGGAACTGGTACAAGTCCATCGTGTCCATCTTACCCTTGGCGATGGTGGTGCCGTAAAGCATCACGAGGTCTTTAAGGTTTAGACCCATACCTGCTGCAACGTCTCCCAATCCGATAAGCGTCTTGTTGACATCCTCGGCTGCTACATTGAACGCAAGGAGCTGCTTGGCTCCCTCTGTAACGTCTTCAACCCCGAAAGGTGTGACGGCTGCCGTGCGGATTAACTGCTTCATGAGAGCATCAGCTTTCTCCTCAGACTGCAACATTGTTTTGAATGCCATTTCTGTCTGCTGGAACTGACCGCGGACCTGCATCATCTGATTGACGAACTTGCCAATGCTCCAACCGCCAATGGCAATGTTCATACTGTTCTGTATATTCGAGATTACATCGTCAATAGACTTTCCGTCCTTCTCAACCCTCTCGGCAGTCTGATGAACTGCGTTCTGAATGTCTCGAAAACCGGAAACGACCTTGGCTGTCTCGACTATTGTATCGAATTTAATGCTTGGCATAATGTTCTATTTTTCCTTGAATTTATACTCTGTTATAAAGAATCGCCGGGTAAACACCAAATATGAGTGTCCGATATGGGAACTTTACGTGCGTGCGCAGGAAGACTTCGGTTAAATCTCGGTCTCGGACTCTATCACCGCCTTCATGACCGCCTCCTTGTTGTTGCCATCTATGACCTCTTCCCCTGCTGCCGGTATATGGGCTTTCTTCCTCTCCTCGTCAGACAGATAGATTGAAGTAATCTTGTCTTTGAGCATGAGAGTCAGGTTGTTATACGATATTCCCCATACCACGTAATCGAAAGTCCATCCGTATCTTTCGCAAGCGGCATCTATGAGAGTTCCCCATATTGTCTTGCCTCCGAAGATAAAGCTATTCTCCGACTTCTTCGCTGCGTTGACCTTTGCCATACGCTTCGCTTCTTCTTCCATTCCTGTCTCTTTGGCTATTGTCTGGTATGAGTTAGCCTTAAGGATGATGATGAGAAGAGTAGCTATATCCTCGTTGGAACATTCTTTGAAGATTAACTCCGTCTGCCTGCTTACGCATTTGGAGTCTAGTATTTCGTTCTTTGTATTGAGTGAATGATATGCAATCAATCTGCAGCATGTCTCCCTTTTGGTGTTTGCAACTCGCAATGCTTCCAAGAATGGATCAGCTTGAAGTAACTCTTTGTCTAGCTCCAAGCTATCTACTAACTGCGACGTTAGGTACATCATGCCCAGTGTAGTAGGGTAGATGTTAACGTGAGCGTGCTCAGTATCAAAGCCTATCGGCATATCTGTGAGCGTATTCGATATAATGATTCCTAACTCTTCCATATCACTCGAATTTAAATTGTTGGCACCCAAGGCAGGACTCGAACCTGCGTCTTTCAACCAGCTTTTGAAGACCCTGGATTTTTTTGCATGCGACGGACTATTTGGTCTCGCTCTCCCAACTGAGCTACTTGGGTAAGTTGCCGGCTGATAACCCTCAGTCGGCGGAAGGGATATTAGGATATGCCTATGTCTCTTCGTAAGTTTCCGTGATTTCAGCAGGAGCGGTATTGCCATCCTGCGGCTTTTTGAAAGTCAAGGCATACTTTTCACCTGTTCCCTTTGTGGCAGTAATGACACGCCAACGGTAAGCACAATAGACATCCTCACCCTTTGCGTTTACAGTCTTAGCCACCGCGTCACCCTCTGGAATGAGAGCTGAGTGAGTGTACGTGATAAGAGCACCGCTCTCAGTTGTATAGGCCTCTTCTGCACCGATAGTAGTGTTACCCATGTAAACGCCAGGAAGCTCGGCGTCTTCCGGTTGGATAGCCAAACGGAAGTTACCCTCTACGGTACCGTCAATGGTCTTGAATGGCTGCGACTGGTTCTTCTTGATGAAGAGCTGATATGCAGCCTCGTAGGTGGACTTCTTTGTCTTGCGGTCAACAATTCCGCCACCTTCCTCAACCTGGGTCATTGTATCGCCCTTCGTTGGAGTAACAGTAGTAGTGCCATCCTTTGGAGTTGGGAGCTTAATCCACTCGTTCTTTTTGCTACCTACCTCTTGAACGTAGATAGTGCATTTGCCCCATGATGTTACTGACATAATTTAATCGTTTATGAGTTTATATTCAACATGATTATTTATTACATGTTCTCCCGTGCTTGCTGCATATACCCTCTGCTCAATAGCGTGGGCTGCATACTCGCTCGTTCTGAACGTTTCCAAGAGATTCCAAGCCATTTTGCAGATTTCGTCAACTCTGATAGTGTTCTCCTCGAACTGCCCATCTACGTCCTGGTCTTGTATATATATATTTACATTTATAATTGCCGTTTGAAGCTGCGTTCCCTCATTAGCCAAGATGGAGATAACGACATCTTCCTTATGAGAATTATGCGGTCTCATCGTCTTTGACAGCTTGCCATTGACGTTGTTCATGAAACCGCTTTCGTTGATGTACCGGTAAACATCTGTCTTAATTGCTCCATCTGATTTCATATCTTCCACTTGTTTATTTCATTAATTGCTGAGTCTATTGCTATCTTCACACGCTGCTCTACAATGGATGTGGCCCATATCTTCGTTGATGCGAGGACATCCTTGCTTTCCAAGGCTTCCACCTCTCCTGCGTATTCCATTCCGGCAACGACAACCAAAGCATAAACCCTGGAATATTCCTTAGCAAGGTCATTGATCATCTTCTTGCCCTTTGTAGAGCCGTCTGTGCCACTGAGAACCTGCGAAAAGGCTGATTCCATATATTTACTTCCCTGCTCGTACACGGCGAAGCCTATAGAACTTCTTAGGTTGCCCGTATGGTCTATCCAGCTTTCCTTGGCAGACCTGTTACGGATTCTAACCACAGATTCGTCTCCTAGCTTGCTCAATGCCTTAAGCACATTCTCCTGTATCTTCCTTGCGGCTCTTTGTAGGAAGGCATCGAGAGCGGAAGCGCTGGTTGTCATTCTTATGCCCATATCTTACACTGGAGTTGATAACGATGAAATCCCTTGACCTTGATAATTACCTCCTCAGCCCCTAAAATTTCTAGCTTGATAAAATCCCCATAAGAGAACTTTTCAATTCCTACGGGCAAGTTATGCACTTCGTAGGAGTAGTAATCAATAGAACCGTCAGATGTAACTAACTTGTTGGCCTCGCCAGCAGGAACTACATCACAAGTGCAGCAGAACTTCCACTCGGTCTTGCCCTGGTGATAATTTCCATCATCATCTGTATAGCCAGCTACCTTCTGCTGCCGGTATAGCTTTGAGGCATGAAAACTCAATAGACTCATCAGCAATTAATGTAAACTGTCGGCTTCGGAGTAAGTGAAACCTCCTCCTCGCCGATAGAGTTATATAAACGATTGACTTGAACTAATATAGCCTTTCGCTGGTCTTCCGAGAGGGAACCTATTGATTTGTCCGCTTCGGAGAAGCTAACGGCTTGTATGAGAGAAAGCAGACAGTCGGCAAGCGTTCCTTTGTAGGCGTCACTTCTGGCAACGTCACCAGTGAACTCTGATTCGATATCGAGGTCACGCTTTATGCAAGCGTTTTCCACGAAACCATAGGGGATAGGGATGTGTACCTCATCCACCAAAGCTTGTCCGACCGTCTTCATGATTACTCCTCAGCTTTAGCTGCGTTATCCTTGAACTCCTTCTTCTTTGTAGGAGGTAGCTCATTGTAGGCATCAATAACCTCCTTGTCGCTGGCGTCACTAGGAAGTGTAGCACCAAGAGCGTTGAGAGTTGTGATAGCCTCCGGCTTCTTGTAGGTCACATCAGAGATTGTTACCTTAGCGTCCTCTGTATCTGTTTTCTCCTTTTCGGTATCAACCGAAACGTCTGGGTCAGCCAGCTTAGTATTAATCTGATAGATTGTATCAACGTCCTCGATGACAGGCAAGCAGTATGCCTGCACCGCAGTTGTCTCACGCAATGGATCAGTTGTTGAATACTGAGAGATAAGCTTGTAATCAATCTGCTGATAGGTTACACCTGCCACTCTGTTGGTTGCCTCTGCTACCTGACCGTAAACGAGGGCACCAATCATCTGTGAGCAGACACCGATAATCATATCGTTGTTCCAAGGCTTAACGCTCTTCTTCACACCATCATGCTCCAAGCGGACAGTACGGTTGATGATGCGGAATGATACACCGGTCTCGTCCAAGAATGCCTCCTGGAATACGCTGGCAGTAGGAACCGGCAGCTTTGTGTTGGAGTCATAAGTCTGACCCTTATAGTTGGCAACAAGCTCGCGAGCGTCTTGTGCCTTCTTCAGTTCGTCAAACTTAGCCTTACCAATCCAGAAGATCAAGATGGTGTTGCCATCATTCGATGCTCGCTCGATACATTCCTTCAAGTCTGCAACTGTAACACCATTATCAACGTTGTTGATGCCGAGCTGATTTTCTGGCAAGTACTGATACTTGATACGGAGCAACTCCTTTGGATTATCGTCGTCACGAACAGCTACGTAGCCGTTAGAAAGACCATACAGAAGGGCGTACTCATTACGCTCATCAACACCGACATTACAAGCTACCGGGTCCTGCGCCAACTTACGGCGAATCTCTGCTGTCTGACCGCCCTGTGCTTCCATGAGTCGGAGGGAAAGAATATCTGACTCCTTCAAGAACTTCTTCATACCGACCTTTGGCAGTTTGCCGTTGGCGGTTGAAATCTTGTCACGAGACTTCAAAGGAACCGGAGAATCCACTGCCACGTAGTCAGCAGCTACGTAAGAGGTATCAACTGTGTCGGCTTCCCATTTGTTGTCGGTAGAATAAACGCGGCGGAGAATGGATGTATCCTTGTGGAGATACGTCATCTCGTTCTTGCGCTTACCGTTAATCTTCTCAATCAATGTCTTCAAGATTGGGAAGAAACTCAAGATATACTTAAGAAATAAAGAACTCTGTTGCATAAATCACCTCCTTAACCGATTGCATCGTGTCCCCACTGAAGAGTAGGAACGGCTGTTTTCAAAGCTGCCTTGATTGTATCGACAGGATAAGGGACAGCCTTATCATTAGCCTCACCTGCCGTCATAACACCTACATGAGGGGTATCTACCGGAGCTGTTGTCATACAGATGCCAACATACTCGTGACTTTCCGGCAATGAAGCATAAGCCTCACCTGTTACCGGCATAGGCTTGTACTCGCCAGACGTAGTGTCACGAATGATAATGTGTCCGCACTGGATGAACTCTCCAGAGAAACCTGTCAAGTCAAGAACGACACCACCCATGATGCCATTCACGTAATTTCTGATGATTACAGACTCCTTGCCTGAATCAAACGTTTCTGTCTTGCTTACGCCATACATAACTTTTAAAATTTAAAGATTACATAGTTGCGGCAAGCTCATCAATCTCATCGCCCTTGATAACCTCAACCTCTTCCTTCTTAGGCTTTCTCTGAGCCGCAGGAGCACCAAGCTTTCCGAGACCTTCGTTAGCACGCTCTTGATCGATAGCTGCCAAGTCCTCCACAACACCATCATAGAAATCGTCGAACTCAGATTCGTTCTCGAACTTCATCTTGTCGAAATTCTTCAAGACAGTCTTTCCGAACGTACCTTTGTCCTTAAGGAGTGCCTTCAGCTTAGAACGGCGGCCATCATTCTCACGCTCTGACTTCAAACCGAGGATTTCGGTCTGCAGGGCTTTGTTTTGGGTAATGAGTGCCTGTGCCCATGCTGGAACCTGCTCTTCTTTCTCTTTCTTCTGTTTGCGGATTGGTTTCTTGTTGCCGGCAGGGTCATCATCATCGTCATCGACCTCGTCGTCATCCAAGTCTTGACTATCCTTAAAGCTCTGGATAGTACGCTGCGCGGTCTTTTGCGCAATCTTAAGATAAGGAAGAACCGCATTGACCTGCTTTTCAATCTCTGCGTTTACATCCTCGTCTGAGGCTTCTTCATCGAGTTCTAAGTTATTGGCAACATCGGCAGCAATACCCTCTAACTCCTCTCTACTGAACCCCAACGCCTTTGATTTGGGTTTCAAAATAACTAAAACTTGCTTCGTTCTTTTTTTCATTCTAACTAAATATTTAATTGAACAATAAAATTCAAGAAATATCCCAGTACGAAGCGATAGCAATAAGTAATGCTGCAAAATTATAAAAAAAGTATTTAATCACCAAATATATTGCAAGGAAATATACTTAATGATTAAATACTTTATGGTTACATATAAATATTAATCTGGATAATTGAGCTTATCCGGTCCAGCTGTGGATAGATATACGGAGAACATATCACATAGCTCTTTTGCTCCGTTTAAGTCGTTGAGTTTGTAATTACCGCATTCCACTTCCGATGCACCTGGAATCGTCTTTGATAGCGAACAAGCCTTGAAGGCTTCTACTATCATTTCCTTTATGAGCTTTGAAGTCCACGTACCTTTAAGGATAAGATAGAAACCTGTAAGACAACCCATCGGTCCAAAATACAGAACGGAATTGCTAAGAGGGCTGTCATTTCGTAGGTAGTCCGCCATCAAATGCTCTATTGTGTGCGCGACAGCAGGTGACATCATATCTTTGTTTGGCTTGCACACGCGAATATCGAATGTGGTAGCAGTCTCCATGCCCCATTTATCTACTCTCGAAACATAAAGACCTGGCTTCAGTTTCGTATGATCAACTTTAAAACTTGGTATCATTCTCTAATAATTTACAAACAACACTAAATGCCTTTTCGGCAAGACTATCCCAAAAAACTGCATACTGCTCGGTCTGGTTCGGCTCCAGGGGATTATCGCTAATAACTCGGATGGACGTAAAACCAATACCCTTCTTGTAGCATACCTGCGCGAGGGCAGCAGACTCCATGTCAATAGCACATACGTTATACGAATTAGGAAGGAAATCCTTAATCGCCAATACCTGCTCTCTCGTAGTGACAAACTTATCTCCCGTAGCTATGGTTCCTAATCTGAATCTTTCATCCATATCAATCCAGGAGAAATCAGAAGGAAAGACTGCCGGCATACCTTGAACTTGCCCGTTGGCATTCGGTTCGCCGCAATATACATCGTGGTAGCAGTACGAATTGCCAATCACGACATTACCAGGCTTTAAACCGGCAACAGCAGCACCGGCACATCCTACCGAGATAACTCTTGTAACTTTGCTGGACGTATTCGACGAAAGAAATTCTGTCAAGCAAGATGCCGCATTAACCTTGCCAATACCAGACTTGATTAAAGCTATGTTTTGAACATTTTTGTAGTCAAGCCAATTCTTTGCAATCCATTCGCTGATAAGGTCGTATTCCTTATCCATAGCGGTAACTATGACAATCATTGCGCACCTCCTTTCGTTAGCTTAAGCTTCTTGCAACGGTTGTAAATAGCGTTCTCGTCCACGCCAATCTTGGTAGCAATGGCTTTTACCGGGTACTTGCCATACATTCTGCGAATGATGAAATCCTCGTCAGCAGTAAACACGTGGCTCTTGCTGATACCCATTTCCTTCATCTTACGATGGATGGCCCAATAATTACGATTGAGCTGCTTTGCAATCTCCGTTGTCGTCATCACCAAAGCGTTAACCTTGATGAACTCAATCTCTTCTGCACTAAAATGTTTTCCTCTACTCATTATTTAATATTTGGGTTCGTTAAGCCGCCCAAGGCTTTCTTTCTCTTTCTGTTATATCTTCTGTTTGCAGCAATCCTTTCAGCGTTCTCTTTACGATAGACTTCCATTCTTGCCAATAAATGTTCCTTATGCTCCTGGTAGTACCTTCTATGGTATTCCCGGATATCCTCCTCACTTCTCGCCATGAACCTTGTCTTTTATAAGTTCGTACAGTGATGGGCTGAGTGTGCTCCATTGATCATTCTCGTCTTTCACGAGATAGAATCCATCAGGAACATAGAACTCTCGATTTCTCAACCTAACTATCAATGTCTGTTTAGTACAGTCTCCGCTGACAGTCTTTACTAACTCTGAAACGTCCGGGCATTTCCATAATTCTTGGATGTTCTCGGAAGATACTTTAATTGCAATCATATCACTTGAACTTAATAATGAAAAACTCATGGTCCAACCACTTGCCTGGGCAAAGACCTTCCTTCGGCTTGCCGATGGTTATACTCTCAATCTCCTTTTCTACCTTTGGGCTATCGTCATAGTAGCCGTTCTTGAAGAGAACGTGAGTGAATGGTACGAACTTCATTGTACCATTATTCAGTTTCTCCTTGATAGCATTGATGTCTATAAGCATTTCAAATGTCTTACCGATATGAAGCTTATCATACTTATCGAAATCTTTGAATTTCTCATCCTTGATAAGGAGAAGGCGACTCATCCAAAAATCTTTAATTACCCGATACTCTTCATTCTTTTCGCCCGACACTATCATATCGAACCATTCCTTGCTGACGGTGAGGGTCAATACTTTCTTTTCCATACTCAGAATGTTTTATCATTATGTTACTGTCTCTTCTTAACTCAGCCATAAACTTTCGCTTGTCCATTAGGTTCGGCTTGTAGTCCGTCTTATGGCATCCACACTGACCAACACGAAACCAATAGTCTATCTTTCCGAAAGGAACAGGCTTGGCGTTTGCGAAACTATACTTCTTTTTCATTCTTCATCTTTTTTTCTTAAAAATATGTAACCATTCCCTGTATATACAGGTCTGAGGGCATAAACTCTATCTAAATACTCTATCATCTTTGCTTCACGTTGCGAAGAGAGACGTGGGCACTGACAGAACTCGTCCGTGTCGTTAAAGTCGTATATGACTTGCATAATTTTGCGTACTATATCATCTTCACTCATTCTTCCACCTCCTCCCAGTCTGTTGCAAGAATATCATCCAAGGAGAAGAAATGCCAATAATGTGGTACAACATGGGTGAATGATTCTATGGAACTTTGTTGGTACAAGATGGATATTTCTTTATACTTGTTTATAGACAAACTAAAATAACAGCCGTTTCTTCTCACTTTCTTTCCCTCCTTCATTCTTCTCAGAGCCTCCGAGAAGTCAAATATTTCCTTGCTCATTATAATTTTGCTTTAAAGTTGTAAATTGGTTTAATAACATCAATGACATCAACCGTATGTTTGATTAACTCAACAATCTCTTCGGTTGGCTTGTATGCCATAGGTGCTTCATCAATGGTTTCTTCACAAACTGATGTGGAATAAATACCTTTCATTTCATTCTTGTAAGAATCCATAGATAACTCTTTCTTTGCCTGTGTACGAGACATTAATCTACCTGCGCCATGAGGGGCAGAGCATAGCCAATCTTTGTTACCTTTTCCCTTGCAGATAAGAGAACCATCACGCATATTCATTGGGATAATGACTACCTCATCCTTTTTTGCACTGATAGCTCCCTTTCGCAATATACCCTTGTCTGTATCTATATAGTTGTGAATGGTTGTAAAAGAATGCTTGTCTGAATTTGGGTCAATATCCACACCTAAAGCATTTACAAGTCTGTTGGCGATAATCATTCTGTTTTGTTCAGCATATTTTTGAACTATGCGCATATCATTGAGGTAGTCATTGAGCAAATCACCTTCCAAGTAAGAAAGTTCCTTGCTAATGGTTCTAGTACCTAACAACTTGATAACACTCTGTATTTCCTTTTCTCTTCCTTCGCTTTTCAACTTGGCAATAACCTCAGACTTATCAGCCATTTTCTTACGGCAATACTCGTAAGCAAGGTTTTGGTAATAGTTGCATACCCTAACACCAAGGTTTCTACTTCCTGTATGTATCACAAGAAACTTCTCTCCTTCTTCGTTTGCATCTAACTCAATAAAGTGATTGCCACCGCCAAGACTTCCAACAGAACGATATACTATTTCCATGCTGTCAAGACAATCCCAAGCACGGAATTTGCCAAACATACAACCATCAACCAATCCGTTTATGTAGGCTGATACTTCTCCCTCGTTGACATTAAAACCAGACGGAATCAACTTATTGACTGCTTCATCAAATTTCTGCAAGTCAATATTAACTTTACCAAGTCTAACGACTTTCATTCCGCAACCTATATCTACTCCTACGGTGTTAGGAACTACTCTTTTGTCCAGCTCTATCACCGTGCCAATAGTACAGCCTTTACCTGCGTGACAATCTGGCATTATTCTTATTTCACAACCAGAGTAAGCATCGCTATTGGATAGAACTTCTATCTGCTTGATAGCTTCATCTTCTATTGTCTTTGCAAAGACCTTTGTAAACTCATTCATATCTCATTTCTTTTTACTTGTTAAACTTATCGCCTTGGTGATTCTATGGTCTTTTTTACCAACAAAACCATAGCATATTTTGTACTCAAAATCTCTTAATCTTCTGTACCAATAATCACTTGCCGTACTTAGATGACGAGCTTGCTTCATTATCTTCTTTGCCAACCTAATCTTCATACACCAACCAACATTCCAACCAAATGATGGACGTGCTTATCGAAAGCAATTCCATACTTGAACATTTCCTCAAAAAGCATAAGACGTTCCTCGTTGGTAGCCAACCGAGTAGATTTCTTTTTATCCTCGGTCATTGTAAAATGAGAGCCTACCATTAAATTCTTAGCTTCCTTGTGAAGATAAAGATAACAGAAGAGATTGTGACACTCTGGTTCCCAACGCTTACATAACACAATCCAATTATTATTTATCACAACTATATTGCCTTCAGCAACAATATCTTCAAACATATTATTTTCCATACGCTACTTCTTTTTACGACAAGGGCAACTTTCTGCGTGAACAACGCAAACACCATGTTTCGTGTCCACAACCAGATAATCGTGTCCTTCCTCTGTGAATACTGATGTACCAATCTTCTTTGCAGGTTCATTGCTATTAACAAACGAGCGAATGCCCTCAAATACCAATGCACCTACAAGCAAACATAAGACAAACCAAACGGCTGACTTGATTAAGTTTAAAATCTTATTCTTCATACGCTAATACTTCTTTTTCAAATTCAGTCTTTGGAACACGATAACAAACTTCTGCACCATAGGAACGTTCTATACCTTTTAAGGGCATTTCTTTTTCTAAAATATCATGTACCTTCGTTCCTTTTCTAACACTAATAGATATATAATCATATCCATAATTTGTTAGTAATGGCGAGTTGTTTGCCATATACACCTTGCCATTTTTACCAAGATTACTATGATTTCTTGTAGGCTGGTAGTACAACCCGCTAGCCTTATGCTTGATTCTGTAAGGTTTTGCCATAACTACTTACTTTTAAGTTCTTCAATTCTTTTATCGCAATTCTTTATCATTCGTTTGAAGAAATCTTTTCTCTTCTCCATGACGAAGATTTGGTCGTACTTACCAACATAATAATCTCCTGACAAGAGGTCATTAATGTATATTCGTACTACTTCTTGCGACCAGTTATCTATAAAAAGAAAATAGGTATCACGATTAGGGTGTACCATAAGGTACTCGTAGAAGTGGAAATTATCATTTTTAATAAATGTCACTCCGCAACCTTTTGTTAACTGACTTATGTCTTTTAATACTTCCATATCTATTTCTCCTTTGCTTTAACATTATACACTCCGTTTATAACTTCTACATCGTAGCAATCGGGGCAATAATGCTTACCATCTATCATTTCCCAGTCTGAGTAGTCTCCAATATCAGTACTCTTGTCGCAGAATAACGCAGAGCAAGTATCTGTGCCACCAAACACTTCTCCGCATCTATCGCAAACAATCTGATACATTGTAATCGGTCTATACATAAGCTATTCTTCTTTAAGTTCTACTGGCTCATCACTCCAAGACAATTCTCTTCCGATGAGCTTCTTAACGCTTCCATGCGGAAGAACCATTTTATCACCCCGCCATTCTCTATGTTTCTCACATCTTTTTGGTTTATACCAAAAAGCTTTTTCTATACCATCATAATCAACGGCAAGCCATATACTATAATTTTTAGGTAGTGCCATAACTATTCCTCCAACTTATCAATAGGTTTCCAATGAGTGATACGAGCCATTCTCCCTTCCCATAAGATGATGAAGTCATTACCATCTTTTGGGACGGTAGTGCTTTCCACTCTTCTGTTTTTAAAAACATTATCAGGTGACATCTTACTTGTTACAAAGACTTTTTCTCCGTAAGGAGGCAACCCATCCTCAACAGATACCCAGTCTGACTTTCCTAACTCTATCAAAGCATCATGCAATAAGCTATTCGCTTTTCTCAAAGGAGCATTATGCTTATCGTTTCCAAACTCCAAGCTATCAACATTGTTGCTGATAACTTGTTGTATCAGCTCTGTAACTTTCTTCTTATCCATAGTTGTCACAAATTAAAATATTCACGTATCTGCTCACCTGTCATGCGATATACCTCAGATATTCGGCAGTCTCTAATTGAGCTATCCCAGGCACTGGTATGTTCATCATTACAACTACCATCAGCAACACGCTCTACGGCTTCTTCTGGCCCTGTTGCAAAGTCAACGCTTAGAAGTTCCTTTTCCTCGTCACTAAGCCCTTTTCCTTCCAAAGCAATATTTAGAGCGGTTTGCAACTCGTAATGAGCTTTATCTGAATAGCCTATAGCCTTACCAATATGACTATTGATTGATTTCTCTTTCTTATCCATACTTCCATTTTCTCTTCTTCCCCCCCCCTCCCTGTTGCCAAGTAGAGGGTGGTTAGTTTATTTAAATATACTTTCAAAATTCCAATTATCACCATCGCAACAATCAGATTCTTCTACTCTTGACTTATCAACATCACAATATAAGACGCCATATTGTCGTTTTATATGCTTACAGTTGATACAAGCTGGTATTATTTCCATATTACTATCTATTTATATCCTTTGCAGGATGGTTAATCATAAATCATAACACAATCATTGTACACAGATACTTCAGCTATACTTAGAGGCTCTCCGTTTTCTTGTGTTCCATGAGAATAAGGAAAGCAAACTTCCATAGTCTTATCCTCTACCTTTGATAATTCATCAATTAATTCTTGTATTGTCATATTACTACTATTTATGCCCAAAAGCGATTAACTAATCTTTTTGATACTATCAATTTCCATACTCCATAGTACAAACTCTCTATTGGAGCGAGTGCCATCTTTCTTAGCAGGGTTGATTCTTACTTCAATCTTGCCAGTATAGCCTCTATAACTTTTTTCCGGAACAATACTTTTAATCCAACAAACATCACATCTGGAACAGCTAACTTTGTCGCCAACCTTGTATGGAAGACTTTCGATGTAATCATTTACGTAAGAACAAATCTCATCGTTAGCATCATTGATAATGCTTAGTTGTTTGTCAACCTTTACTTTTAATTCTTCTTTTGTCATATCTTTTAAAATTATGTCCGAAGACGTTAAACATTTAACAATACTCTTTTGAGCTTTATTCGCAAATTCTCTTTTAACTCTTTAGCTTCACTCCAAGGTGTATATGTTGTGGTATAAAAATTATAACTACGTTCATCTACACAATGTAAGCCTGTTATGAGTAATTCTAACTCTTCGTTTGATAATACAACATTTTTATCCATACTTCTATTATTTATGCCTGAAGGTAATTAATAATTGCGTCTTATCTCAACTTTCCACTCTTTAGAAGAGAACTTCTTTTTGAGGTTTTTAATTAAATTCTCTATCTCTTCAAGAGATTCGAAGGCATTAACTAAATCCCCTACTTCATACCAATCATCCCATCTGTCTGGTTGCTCATCTTTCTCCTTTTGAGTGAGTGGTCTAACAAACTCCCCTTTGATGGTTTGATAGTCGTTTGGAATTTCAATTCCACCCAAATATCCACTTACCGAGCTGTTACCACACATATTGCTTACTTTAATATACAATTTTGCGTAATAATGTATTGCTCCACCACAAAGACCACAAAAAGAACTAATTTCGATATTCATGAGTCTTTTTTTGTCTTTAGTATAGCTACCCATAGTTGTATATGTTTTATCAGAAAGATCAAACTGAAATCCTTCTCCAATATTCTGAGGAATAACCCCAGTTATCTTAGATATATCATATCCATTTTCTATTCGTAAATAGCTGTTTGTATTCATACGCTTTGCTTTTTACACTAAGTTCTTTCTAGCCCAAGCTTCAGCCTTTGGCTTAGTCTTAAACTTCTTATCTTTCACTTCATGCCAAACTCCATAAGGACCGGTCTTATACTCGATGAGAAACAAACCTTTCTCAATCTTGACTATTCTATATTCATAATACATACGCTTTATTTTTTAAGTTTCTTATATCTTTTATACCAATCTGGTGAGAAATAACCACATAGATATGCTGCTATAACGCTACAAATTAAAAAATAAACCGTTAAAAATATCCAGAAAGCAATTCCTAGAATTTCATTTTTTACTTCGCCCATACGCTTTACTCCTTAACTTCTTTAAAGATTACACACTTATTATCAGAACGTTCTCTTATTGTCCATTCCCAATATAGTCGATTATTCAAAGCGTTCCAATTATGATTTTTACACTTCAGCGTATTATTAGCGCACCATCCATGGGAACACCCAAACGCACAATTCCAACAATTTCCTGTGGCATCTTCAACAACAATGTATTTTTTGCCACAGTAATTAAAATATTCTCCAACTTTAAGCTCTTTCATTGCTCACCTCCTTTTGGGAACAAATCATCAATATTGATATATTCTACTAATGAGCCTTTAATGTAACAATCCCAAGCCTTTGTATCGACGACATCAGCTTCAAAACATTCTTCTTCTTTGTCTTTGTAATGAAGCAATAAATAGTTGCATCTACGTTTTGGTGCTTCACTAGCAGGATGCCATAAATTCTTCAAGAACTCATTGATAGCCCACTTAGCACCAGCCTTGAAATCTATAATACATTGATTACGTTTTTCTTCATTAGTAATAGGATAATTCCATTCGGCTTCATCCCTATCATAAAACTCACCAATCATATAGACTTTTGCAACTTCTTCTATTTTCTTATCGTCCATCATATTTTTAAGTTTTATAGTGACCTCCACGACCAGTATTGTTCTGGGGCTAAGAAGGTATATGGGCATAAAGCCTTAACTTACTTTCGCTCATTCTGTGTCGTGGAGGTTGTACTATTCAGGATTATTTCTTGTGCCTAGAAGATGTTCATTACCTTCGTAAGGAATACAATACTTACGACTAAATCCGATACACCGAAAAGGATATTGTGATTCTTCTCTATAATGAGAAAAGAGGTCAGCTTCCCATACATCATCTTTCTCATTTCGCCCCAATACTTTATCGAATGTCTTAAACTCACACTTAGGCTTTTCTATTTCCAAAGTTTTAAGATCGAGTTTGCCACCAATTTTTTCCTCAATATTATATATATAGATTTGAGCAGCATTACTTTCTTCAATATGAAAATGTTGGGTAACACAAGTATAGCGTCCTGGGACATAATTTTTATAATTCTTATTAAGATAATGTCTACCTATAAAGGTTGTATATGTATCATCTGTAAACTTTTCGAAGATAATATGCGCATTATTCTCATTAACCAAGATATCGCCCTTCTGCCAAGCAAATTTGTTCCAATCACGCATTTCCTTAGAAGGGAATAATAACGGCTCTAATCCATCGTAATCATAGAATCTGCCACTACTTAAGAATAGTGATGTTCCTCCATGATGTTCCACAGCTATATAACCTCCACTTACATGCGAAAAAAATACTTCACTAAACAAAGGAGAATATAGCTTCGTATTTGCTGGCTTATCCTTTAGGATTTCCACTATATTAATCTCAGTTTCCATAACTAAACCAATTTTTGCGTTAAACAATACTGGTAGTAACTCATACTACCAACGTTTTTTGATATTTTTGGCAACTCCCCATCATAAGGAGTGACTTTCAAGCCATCAATGAAATCAGCATTCTCAGTTGATACCTCGGTATCATGCTCATTCATAAACACCTTTTGCGCTGTCGTAGAATGGCTTTCTGCTCTCAGCTTACCGAGTGAACGCCAAACCTGCTTGCGATGGATGAACAATCCATGCAAAGGAATTGTCTTAACTTCTACTTTTGTTTCCATAACTAATTTCTCATTATGTGACACTTGATAACCTTGTGAACCGCATTTGGCTGCGATTCATTAAAACTCTTAATGAACTGACGCTCCATTTCCTGTGGAAAGATGGGCTTTGTCGGCTTCGGCATAGTGAGGACTGCTTGAATCTTTGCCCCCCCATCCAAGGTAAGCAGACATCTGCGAGTAATTTTCTCAAATAACATAGAGCTCTCCATAATCTTAATCGAAAATATGATGGTTCAACTTTCTCTTTCTGAGGTTTCTCTTAATCACTTCCATATCCTTGTGGTCGTTAGTGTGGTCCGCAAGAAGCTTGATGATTTCATAGATGTCATTTGCGTTATCCTCCAGGTTGGCGCAAATATTCTCATCACCGAAGAAACTCTTATTAAAGGGTTTCAAATGGAAGTAGTACTTTTTGGCTGCATCCTGCATTTGAGTGTAGTGCATCTTCTGCTCTTGCTTGTAGCGAACGCTTAACAGCCTAAACATGCCCTGCTCATCCTTGATGAGCTGATCTAATACATCTGTTACCATTGCAATCAAACAGCCATTGACCTGCAGGCGTTGAATAATCTTTTCCTGCTTCAAGCCAGATGTTACACCAAGCTCTGAGAGTGTAACCTTCAAATCGTTTACTGTAACTTTCTCTTTTCCCATTGTCTTACTTTTTAATTATCAAACCATAAACCTGCATATCTCCATTCCCAATGAAGGCAAGTGTCATTAGGCTTCTTGCCTTCACTATAGCATATCTCGGAAGCTATGCAATTACTACATATATGCTTCATAATCATGGAAGTTTAGATACCAAATAATCTATCTCCTTATCCGTAAGCTCCAAATCGTTCTTACGCTTGAACTTGATGATGGCATCTACTCCGACCTCGCCTTTAACCAACTGATAGATGGCATCCTCATCAAATCCCTTATCTAGGTCCTTGATAAGTTCCATTCCTAAATCATAGATTTTCTGTTGAATCTCCTTTTTGAGGTCTGCGTTAATTCGCTCTAAAGCTTCTGCTTTTTGACTGAATCCGCATCCGCCCTCAATGGCGAAGTCGTTACTGATGTTCTGACACATCTGATCAATGTCCTTGCTACCGAAGAACTGAGCGAAATAGGTATCGCCCTTCAAGGACTGTAGAATATCGATTTCTTCTTGCTTAGTCATAACTAATCCTCCTTATCTAACTTATCGTACTCCTTACGTAGCTCTGCAATCTTATTTGCAAAGAAGAACATTGTCTCTTTCAAAAGCGAAAGCATGTCTTTATGATTAAGGATGTCGCCAACCGCAGTGTAGTACTTAAGGTTTTCGTTTGTTTCCAGAAGATCAAAGCTGCCGAAGCTTGCTACATTGGTGTCAAATGACTCTTCCTGGAAGTTACCTACCTTTGCTTGGTAGCGAATCACCATCATGTCTCTTCCTACTCCTTTCAAATTCAAATGAGCGATAAGTGACTTGTAGCCTACGTCAATACCCTCTACCTCCCAATCAGGACAAACAGAAATAATGTCTCTGATTTTCTTTGTGGCTGACTCGAACGCATTCTTAATGTTCTTTCTAACCTCTTCCTTCTTTGTCTCGACTGAATTATTCATAATTTTAATAATTTTAATTGGTTCAACTTGTAAGGTAGGCTCTGAATAGTCAAAACTACTACCTTTTATCTATATGCAAAGGTACGAAAATTTTCTGATATATGCAAACTTACCAACGATTATTTTAGTTAAAAATACTAAAACCATTAAATATATGCGGATATATCCGTAATTTTGCCAAATCAAAACTTCGAAGATTATGATAGATTTTAATGAACTTTTTAAAAGAAATGACGTTGGCAGCATCATAGGAGAGCTGAAACAACACGTGTTGGATATTCCACTTTGGAGTACCCTGTTATCTGAGTATGAGCCTATGCTCCATGAAATCGTAGACGACCACGTAGGCAGACAGGACAGAACGCTTGATGACGGAATTGTAGAAAAGGCAGCTAGATTGCCTATCGGATTGGAGAAGCTTCTTACACGAAGAATCTCTGAGTTCACAATGGCTATACCGGTCAAGCGCGTATATACGTATGATCAGGCTGACGAGGAACTGAAGACGATTGTGCGTGCAATCGAGAAAATCTACACCTGTGCACACATTGATGCCGTGAACATGCACAGAGCAAAGTGCTATTACGCCTCTTGCCAGATGTTCACACTTTGGTACACGCAGAAGAAGCCTAACAAGCTCTACGGCTTCGATAGTCAGTACAAACTGAAATGTAAGACATTCTCTCCAATGGACGGAGTTGACATCTATCCTTACTTTGATGAGTATGATGACTTGCTTGCTCTGTCATTCGAGTATAAGCGTAAGGTTACTGACACAGAGCACACCTTCTTCGAGACCTATACCGCAGACCATCATTACAAGTGGGACCTGTCTTCAGACGATGAAGAGTCCGGATGGAATTTGGTGGATGATAATGAGATTTCTATCGACAAGATTCCAGCCGTTTTCTGGTACCGGCACAAGCCATGCTGGGAAGGATTGAAACCTATCCGTGAGAATATCGAGTACACCATTTCCCGAAACAGCGATGTTGTGGCATACAATTCCGCTCCTGTCTTGAAGATTGCCGGTGCCATCGTTGGAATGGAGCGAAAGGGAGAGAGCAAGAGGGTGTATAGAGTCAGCGAAGACGGCGATGTTAGCTACGTGTCTTGGCAGCAGGCTATCGAGGCTCTTAAGTATCACGTTGACACTCTCGTCAAGCTTTTCTTCATGCAGTCTCAGATGCCGGACATCAGTTTCGAGAATATGAAGAGCCTTGGCAATATCGGCTATGATTCAAGAAAGACACTCCTCATGGATGCTCATCTTAAGATAGGAGAGGAGACTGGTGCCTGGATTGAAGGCTTTGAGAGAGAGGCCAACGTCATAAAGGCGTTCCTTTCCAAGATGAACACGAAGTGGGCAGCTAGAATGGATGAGATTACTGTAGAGCATATTATCACTCCATTCATCCAGGAGGATGAGAATACCCAGATTGACAAATGGCTTAAGGCTAACGGCAATAAGCCTCTCGTCAGCCAGAAGGAATCTATCCAGCGTGCCGGTCTTTCCGATGATCCTGACAAGACTTTCAACGAGATTCAAGGAGAAGAGGAAGTAGAGGCCACAAGAACAGCAGCTTCTATGCCTAACTTATTCTCGGAGGAATAGATATGAGAAAGAAGAAGGAAGAAGAGAAACGGCATTTCTGCCGTGAATGTGCTCATGCTACTGACTTCCATAGTATGAGCCTTAAAGGTCAGCCTATCCTAGCCAAATGCCCATATCAAGAATGGAGCGTTCTTCTCAACTGGGATTGCTGCAAACACTTTAAAATGAAATTGTATGAAAAAGCCAAAACTGCCTAATCAGAAAAAGGCATATAAAGACCTTGGCAAGAGACTGAACGCTTATACCAGGAAAATCATTTCCATATATGAGACTCTTGCCAAGGAGTCCGCTAAAATCGCCACCTCCACCGACTTCGATGGGGATGGCGAGTTCTCTTTTGATGATTACCCTAGAACAGAAAGGAAGGTGAACGCCTTGTTGGATTACTATTCAAACAATATGCAGGCATTGGTCTATAATGGCATATCGGACGAATGGAAGAATAGTAACACCCTGCAGGACCTACTTGCCAAAAGGGTAATCGGCACCTTTACTAGGAAGATAGCGGACGCAAAGCAGAAAGCTTACTTTGAGCACAACAACGCGGCAAAGAAGGCTTTCATAGAGAGAAAGATTAAAGGTCTCGGTCTTTCAGAAAGAATATGGAACCAGAGAGCTGATGTAAAGGAGGCTCTGGAGAAATCTCTGTCTGTCGGCATAGAGAAGGGTATGAGTGCTGTTAAACTCAGCAAGAAGGTCAGCAAGTACCTTAATGATTATCCGTCACTTGCCAAAGCCTATAAGAAGAAATACGGCAAAGCCATAACCATTCAGAACTGCGAGTACAGAAGCGTGCGTCTGGCACGTAACGAGATAAACATGGCCTACCGTTCTGCCGAGCAGGAAAGATGGGCTAGGATGGACTACATTAAAGGCAAGGAGATAAAGACAACCAACAACCCAAGTCATAAGCACGATATGTGTGATTTGCTTGCAGGTGTCTATCCGAGTTATTTTCCTTGGGTTGGTTGGCACGTGAATTGTATGTGCTATGCCATTCCGGTAATTATGAGTGAAAAGGAGTATTGGAGCGGTAAACAGCCAAGCAATGCTATGCCTAAGAACTTCACAGATTGGGTGAATGACAATAAAGACAAGGTAAAGCAATCATCCTATATCACTCAATATGCCAAGGTTGAGAAAACACAGAAAAAGAAGACTGTTCGCATTCCATCAGTATCGAATGAGACAAAAGCTCAACTCACAAAGTCAATCAACGAATGGGCAACAGAGAATCTGAAAGAAGTTCAGATAAACAAGAAAGAGACGGCAAGGAGGCTTTATTTGTTCTTGGGTGAGAAAGAAATAATCATGAATAAGAAGTTCCTTACGGAGACATATTCTAAGAACATCAATAACTCTCATCTGCCCGATACGATACAAGTTGCCTTGAACATAAAGGATTGGCTTCCTAACGGAAAGTTCGTTAGAAAAGAGCAAGGCAAACACCACGATTGCTTCTTCAATGTCTATCAAGCTGAATATAATGGAAAGAAAATCGAGTTTAAGACAAAACTCACCGATGGCGAAATTTTATACACGATGAGGTTATTGAAATAAAAAGAGGATTGGGGTCCTTCCGAAGTCTGCGCCCGAAGGCCGACGTGTGAACGGCTCACCCAATCCTTTATATCTTTCTCCTTTACCGCTGCAAAGGTAATATTTTATTTTGGAAAATCCAAATCTTTTTCCGAATTTTAATTGGTTCAAGCCCTCGCTGGTGCATTTAATGTCTTGTAAGCCTCGAAAGCCAATGTGCTCACGTGCTCACTAATGGTGGTGGAGATTGTCATAATGTCTCCCATAAGGAGAATCGTCTCTCCCTTTCCGATCTCTGTGATGAGACTCAAAAGGCAGTTGATTTCATCCTTAAGCGTCTCGGCTTTCTTCATCAGCGGTGTTGGCGGCTCGACCTTGACCTCTTCCTTCTTCTCACCAGACAGAGAAGCAATACACTTCTCAACAGCCTTCGGCACTCTCGGCTTCGGGAGGTTGCAGATGATGTTCTTCTCCTTCAATGCGAGAAGCCAGCGTCTGCCTCGCTCCGTCCAAAGAGGTCTTCTTACGTACTTGCCCTTGATAAGGTGTGTAGTCACCTCAGTTAACTGATAGGTGGAGTAGGGACTTGTCAGCATCCACTCATAACCCTGGTTGAACGCAAGGCCAACCTCCTTCAGCTCTTCGTACAACTTCTGTGCGCTGCTCATGCCCAACTCCTTCGCCATCTGCGTAGTGGAATAGACACCCTTTGTCATGTCGCACTTCTGCACTCTCTTGAAGCATTCATCGATTCTCTCCTGGAGATCACCGGTGATTTCCTTCTGTCTTGTTAACCACTCCTGGTCCTTTTTAACTTCGACCAGCATTTCCTTTGCGAACTCTTTCAAGCTCATGTCTGCGTTTGTTGCCATAAGATTTTCGTATTAAGCAACCATCAAGCTCATTTAATAAAGAAGGGCAGCCGCTTGTCACGCCCTCGAAAATCGCCTAAGAGAACCAGCGTCCCGGTTTTATCTCCTCGGCAGGTCGTAACGTTGCAGTTGCCCTGTATGTGTTCGGCTCTTAGTCAATTTTACGACCTTTTATCTATATGCAAAGGTACGAAAAAATCGGCAAATTACCAAATCTTTTAACCTAAATTACGAATTTAATCCACTGTAAATCAATCGGTTACAAGCTATCTATATGTTTTTTGGCTTCAGCTAGTCCAACGCCCTTCTCATCCATATATAACTTAACAGCTTGAATAACTTTCTTCGATTGTACCATCTCTCTCAGCACAGAGTCCAAATCATCCTCTCGTGGCTGCTCGACATTGATTTCTGTTGGCTGAACGTTACCACCGCATCTATCAACCTCATCGATGATTACGTTTACAATATCTGCAATTTCCTGTGCAATTTTAAGTCCATTCCTATAGATATAGCCTTCAGTTCCGTTACTCTTGATAGGCTTTCCTTCTACAGTCATGTTTCTTGCGTTGAAAGTGTTTATGAGTAATGAAGGAGAATTTACATCTCTAAGCAAAATCTTAACTTGAACCAGAGATACCACAGAAGCTTGCTTGCTTCCACCAGATAAGCCTCCGACTATAGCTCCTGCACTTCCAGCAACAGCTCCACCAACGATGGCTCCACCAATAGTGCGAATTGTTGATTTCTGATGAATCGTCTTTCCGTTATCTATCACCTCTACCTTAATAATGTCATTATAAGAAATGGTCTTTTGTGTGATATGATTTGAATAGAAAATCTTCTTTCTATTATTATCGATCATAAAGACAAATTGATTGTTTATACCAATGACTTTCTTTGTAGGTGTAAAGTCTGATACCGAATTGATTATTTCTTCAAGTTCCTTCCCTTGATTTTTTGTTTGGTTGCTCTTCCAACATACTTGAATGATTGCTGCGACAAATATAAGTATGACAATAAAAATAAATGTTCCCATATGATGCGCCCGTCATGCCGGTAGCTAAGCTTTAGTTAATAATCCGTCTATCGAATTAATAACGCATCATATGGTACTTTATTGTGTTGAACCAAAAAAAATCAGATTATTTTTTGAGTGACTTTGTTAACCCTGCATTCAGCTGGCGGTACTCATTGAAGTCTTTGTAGTGCTCGACCTTACCGTAAAGCTTCGGGTGGTCCATCATATCGTTCAGCATTTCTTTACTAAACTCGGTGAATCCAAAATTATAGCCACTCTCACCACCTTGTATAGCACCACTTCCATGTGTTCGAGATGGCACGTATTGATATGTGAGACTTATTCCTCCCTCTGATGTATATTTTGCAAGCTGATAGGATAGAAACTTTCCATCCTTTCTTACTATGTAGCCATGTAACTGATTTATAGCAATAACACGATAGCCTAGTTTCTTAATTTCCTCCAGTCTGTTTTTCATAAGCAAAGAACTCCATTCCGACACATATAAAGGCTTTCTAACGTTCACGTCGTGAAAGTTCTGAATGAACACATCAAGCTTTTCACAATCCCAATCTCTTGGATAAGTTATGTTGACACATCTTCGCAAGTCTCTTTTGTAATTAATCAGGACGAAAGTTTCTGTCTTAGACTCATACTTTCTTTTTAGCTTAACCTCTAACTCCATAGTTATTTCTTCTTGAATTTATAGTTTGGGCAGCTTCTCTTGTTTCCCATCACAAGCAGTACCGGGAACAGCAGACCGTGCCTGCAACCATTTCCGTGCTCGTCAGCAGCCTCGCAAGAGAAGCAGCCGTAATACTCGTTAATATTTAATGCTGCCATTATTCGTAATCCCTAATGTTCAACAATACTGGGAATCTCGGCACTCCAGCGTCAGAATAACCTTGATGCTGAACAGTCGCCGCCATACCTATCAACTCGTCCTTATCGGCTAAATATTGGGCTCTGAGTGACCTTGAACCTATCGGACGGGCACAGAACTCGTACTCTCCACACTTCAGTTTGAATATCGCGGTACCTGCATCATTGCCCTCCGCTTCCAAAACATCGACCACCTTGAACTCCGTCGTGTCGAACGATTTCAGCTTCATAAGGTCATTGCTTCTGCCCTCGGTATAGGTTCCATCTGCATTTCTGATAATGGCACCCTCGTAACCGGTGGAAACGAATATCTTGTGCCATCGCTTGATGTCCTTCTCTGAATGGGCAACGAAAGTCTGCGTAAGGTACACCGGTCCATTTGGATCAATGGAAGCAAACTCCTCCTGCAGAACTTTCCATCTGGCAGAAAAGCTTCCCGGAATCTGTGCATCGTAGATAACCATACGTAGCTTGTCAGTCATAGAAGAACGGCACTTGACAGCAGAGCATATCTGCTGGAAGGTCAATTCCTGGTGGTTGTATATCTCCCCATCCAAAGGAAGCATACCGCGGTGTTTCTCTCCCCAAGCCTTAATCTGAGGAACATCATATTCCTTACCGCCTCTCGATGTGAGGTGAACCTCGCCACCTTCTCCTTCATGAAGGATGCAGCGAACTCCGTCATACTTAGGTTGGACGAAGCAAGGAAACTTCGTCTGTGACGGATAATATCTTGTTGCTAACATTGGTTTCATACGCTACTTAATATCTGAGGTTATTTTAATTTTCAATGGAGTACCATTCACTCTGTGCGTGACAAAAGACTCCAGGTCCGTATAGAAGCTACTGTAGCACTCTACACTAGAGCTTTCTACTTCAATGGTGATAATCTTTTTCATAGCCATTTCCCGTATCTTCTATGAATCTCATCGTAAATGTAGGCTCCGCTCGTATGCGAAGCACTGAACATTAAGATGATGTCGTTATCTACCTTAATCTGATTTGTCCTGACAACCTTATCGTTCTTGACGTGGTCGCAATAGACCGTGTTGCAGGAGTGATATAGGTGCATCGTGCGCCCATATCTGTCAGTTCCTATATTCTCTTTGTACATGGCTAGTCCTCCAAATCTACATCAAAAGCAGCCTCAATAACTTCTTTGATGTCCTCTGTGTAACCGCAAATTCCGTTGTACTCCAGCCAATGATCCAGCAACTCCGTGTTAGTCATTTCAGCTACTTCACTCTCACTATACTCTGCCTCTTCTACGAGGTATTTCATCAAATCATTCTTATCCATATTACTTTATTTTATTAATGTCACAAACTAATACATTACCTACTATTACGTCTCTAATACCTGCAATATTCACAAGCATCGTGGCGTTCTCGTTCTGAGGAAGGTCGTAAACCTTGCCTTCCTCATTAACTACCATTACCTGCGACTTGCTGAGTCGGACCAACTCGATGTGTCCACCAACAAATCCTCTCAACTCCTCCAATGAGAAATCCGTTCCGTTGGATGGCTCCACATTCTTCTGGGCGCCATCCGTGAATATTACTGTTGACAACATAGGCTAATCATTCTCTTTGCATTGTTAATAGAATAAGTCTGCGTCTTGCCGTCTATATAGACGTATCTCTGACCGAACATATCCTCAAAAACCTGGATGATGTGCTTCTTGTATTTAAGAAGCTTTGTTTCAAAAAGACCACTCATAGCAGTTCCTCCTATATTAAGCGATGGTGGTCTCGTACAACTTCTTGGTTGCCTCAAACTCCTCTTCTCCCTGGAACAATCCGCAATCTGCACTCTCGAAGCCCCAGTCCTCTGCATCTCCATCAAAGATGCCATATGCTGAAACTCGGAACAATGTAGGAGCAACTGAAGCTATCTTGATTGCCATCTTTCCAGATGCTATTCTCATAAGCTCTGAAACTTCATTAACTGTCATTCTCTCGAAGCGAGCATAAACTAAATTCTTCATAATCTTTATAATTTTAATTGGTTCAACTTGTAAGGTAGCGACCTGGTAAACCAAAAGTACTACCTTTTATCTATATGCAAAGGTACGAAAATTTTCTGATATATGCAAATATACTAACGATTATTTTAGTTAAAAATACCAAATTATAATGCGCTGATATTCAAATAGTTAAGGCGCCTACTCTCGCGAGCAAACGCCTAGTTGACATGGTTTAAAAAAGAAATTACAAGAAACCGCCACGTCTGAGCTGTGCATCGGTAGCATTGTTAAGCCACTCCTCGCACTTCTCTATAATGCCCGTACAAGCGTCCGGTGCATCATCGTGGGCGTTATATCCTTCCTTTCTGTAGGATTTCATATCGTGGGCGAACTCCGGCCACAACTGTTCCCAATTAGAAGGGAAGACTAGTTTATTGTTTACCTCGCTTGAGCGAGTGAAGATTCTAATCTGTTTGTTCTTCGATTGCGTAAACGTTACGAACTGGGTGATTCTGTTTCCGTGTTCCCTTGTTATGCGCTCGACATTGCGGGCATAAGAGCGGCCACCATTGTTACTCTCGACGAAACACACGTCTGTCTGATTGCGCTTAACCATATTGGCTTGCGCTGGTTCCGTGTATTCCATCGGTCGCTTGGTGTATAGAACATCGGTAACATAGTAGCCGTCATCGTGCGCATCGAAGCATATAGAGCAAAGGAAGTCGAAACCGGTATCTGCCGAGTCGGTGTAGTTGCCAATCATTCTTGCATACCTTCTGTCCGGCAGCTCATCGTATGTTCTGAAGGCATGGTACATAAGACCTTCCATAGGGGTAGGGTTCTGCATGTACTGTGTCTCAAATACGAACTCGCTGGCATGCTTGATTTTATACAGCTCCTCCAGCGTATGCTTCCACGGCCACAAGGCTCGCTCCTTTCCGTCCTCGTCTGTCTGTATTACCGGGAGGGAGACAACTTTCCACTCATTTGGCTCAATCTCTTGAAGGTAACCGCACAAGTCGTGCTCGTGCAACCTCTGCATGACGATGATAATTGGCGTATGACGTGAGTTTACACGGTTACGGATGGTTGTCTCGAAACGTCTGTTGATAGACTCTCTGACGTTATCGGACAAAGCGTCGTCCGGTCGTAAAGGGTCATCGATAACTATGGCTCCCGAAAAGTGACCGGGGTTGAACGTAGCCATAAACTTATCCATGTTCTTTATGTCTTCTTCGGTCCAGTCTGGCTGACCTGCACCAAAACCTGTGATCTGACCCAAGGTAGATGTAGCATACTCACCACCACCTGCCGTTGTGCTCCATTTTGATCTTGTGTTATCGTTCTTTCTGATTTTGACATTCGGAAATAGTGTTTGAAAATATGTGGAAGTTATCGTGTCCTTGACTGCCATAGAATTGTCCTGGACGAGACTTCCGGAATAAGATATATGAAGAAACTTTGAAGCAGGGTTCAGCGCAAGACCATATGCGATAAACATCTGTGAACACAAGAGGGTCTTTCCGTAACGAGGGCTGATGTTGATAATCAGCTTATTCGTCTTTCCTCTTATAACATCCATGAGCGCATCACATATAATCCTGTGATGTTCGCCTATTACATACTCACGTCGAGCAGTATAGGCGAACATCTTAGTAGTGAATTGCAGCAGGGACGATGCCACTAACTGCTTATGAAGAAAACGTTGTTTCTCAAAGTCCATTTATCTTCTGTAATTCTTTAATATCATCCAAGGACAGCTTAGGGAACTTGAAGTCCTCACCATCCTTGCCGGTTACTTCTTGAATATGCTTATCTGCCAATCCGTTGAGCCTTGCAACAATGCTGGAATCAAACTGATGAAGCATGGCGCCATCAATCTGCTGGGCCATCACGACATTCTCAATCTGTGTTATCACCTGCTCAAAGCCTGGTCTCTTAAGATTACCTCTCTTGAAATCCGCCCATTTCTGAACGATGCCACAGAAAGCACAAAATCCGACAAGGGTATAGGCTCTTCTGAAAACCCTTACCTCTTGTCTCATGGAATTTGTGGATTTGCCGCTGCCGCCTGCAATGGAATTGCTACCAGTCTTTTGCTGCCAAGGGTCGTTTTCAACATCATCACAGTAAGCTACAAACTTATCCCATAATTCCTGAGAAGACTTAATCTTGTATGGTCTTCCAACAGGATTAGGGATTCTATGTACGAAAGACTTTACTTTCGGCTGTGATGATTCATCTGTCATGGCTTCTTAACTTTTACTAGTTTACCGCAAGCGGAACAATTATACTCATAATACTCTGAAGGCTTGACCTGGATATTCTCCTCAACGCCCTTCATTTCCTCCTTGAACTTCTGGTCCTTCTGGGCTTCCGTTACGACCTTCTTAGCCGTATGGTTAGTCTCAGCCTTTGAAGGTGCGGCCGCAGGCTTCTGTTCCTTTGGCTTAGCGTTGAGTCCAAGCATACCGGCAATGCTCTCATCGAAAGCAAACTGAATGCTGTTAGGATCACCGAGATAGGAGAGCTCCTTGCGAAGCTTCTTCTCGTTCCAAGTGGCAAACTCGGACGTCTTGTCATCAGCGATTCTATACTGCTTAATCTGCTCATCAGTCAGATAGTCAACACGGATGCAGGGAACCTTATCCATTCCCAATGCCTTAGCAGCCTTATACACACCGTTACCGGTTACAATCACGTTGTTCTTGTCAACGGAAATAGGCTGAGTGATGCCGAAATCCTTGATGGACTGCATGATTGCCTGTACTGCCGTCTCGTCGGTCTTGTGCGAACCGTCATGAGGCACGATACTGTCAATAGGTAACTCAATTACCTTGTCATTAATCTTAATCTCTTCCATACCTGTTAATCCTCAATTTCTATTGTTTCCATATTTCCGCAATATGGGCAAACGACCTTCATATAATGTGAACCGTCCTCGCGCTCTTTGAGAACGAACAAATCCTTGGCAGGGTCTTCCTCCTCCTCATCTGAAGGAGCTTCCTCACTTTCGCCAGGCTCTTCATTGGATGGAGCCTCGAAGTTCTCCTCATCAACCTGAGAATAGTCATCCTGGAAGCCACCATACTCTTCTGCCTGCTGGTTGATGCTGTCGAGGGAGAAGTTGAGCATCTGGTTGATATCCTCAAAGAAGAATGCCTGCATATCGGTAGGAACCTCCATGTTGCGCAATTCCTCCAAAAGCTGGTCTTCATCAAAAGAAGACTTCTCTGCCAGCTTGTTATCGAGGATGCGGTACTTCTTTGCCATTTCGTCGTCCATATCCGAGTAAACGACAGGAACGAACTCCATGCCCAACTGGTAAGCGGCCACGTATCTTGTGTGACCGGCAATGATTACACCTGCCTTATCAACGAGGATAGGCTTAACGAATCCAAAACGCTTGATACTCTCCTTCGTAGGCTCAACCGCATTCGTGTTGTCACGAGGGTTGTCATAGTAAGGAAAGATTTCACTGAGCTTAACTGACTTTACTTTCATTTCTTATCCTCCTTCTTCTTGGCTGTCTCTCTTGCTACGCGTCTCTCGTCGACAACCTTTTCGATAGCCGCATTATACTTATAATTCTTGAAAATCTTGGCGAAACCGGTTACATACTTAAGCTTTACAAGTTCTTTCTGCTCCAGACCTACCTTTTCGCAAATCTCACGCTCAGACACACCATCTCTGAGCATATTGAAGACGATGTTTACCATTCCATCTACAGAGTGACTTCCACGGGCACGATTGTGTCTTACGGTTGATGCCATACGCTGGTCGATGTCCTTGTCTAGGACCACAATCGGCAGCTTTCCGCCACATCGCTCATTGATGTCCGCAAACTTGCGAATAACGAGGTTTCTGTGGAAACCGTCGATGATTACATACTTCTGCAGCTTCTCGTCCCAAATTGTAACGATAGGCATTGTGTAACCGTCTTCCCTCACGGATGTATAGAGAAGACGCATTTCCTTATCTGCCACATGGTTAGGGTTGTAGTTGTTGGCTACAACCATATCCTTGTCAACCCAAAGTACGCAATCTACAGGGTTGACTTTCTCCGGAGATAAGGAACTGATATACTTTCTGAGGTCGTTCAAAAACTGCACCTTATCCTTGGCAGCATCAAACTCCTTCTTGATGTTCTCTTGAAGATTCATATTCCTTATTAGCTTTTTCTATTTTAACATAATTGTCGCTCAAATACTGACGCAAAGAACGCTCTACGCTCTGAATGCGCTTCATTCCGAAATCTTCCGCAATGACGCAGACAGCGCTGGTATAACCAATCTGATGTATTACGTAATCAATGCACTCCTGGCAATGACCGGCTTTAGCTACATTTCTCTTCTTGGCGGAACGGTAGCCTTTCTTGATAGTCTCTGCATTCTTCTTGTCTTCACAAAGATTGTCTGCGAGATAATCAACGTATTCATCCCAATCCTTGAAATAAGGTGGCAAGTTGTAGCAGTATGTTGCCACTTCGTTAAAGACGTGTACAGATGTATTGACGTTTGCCACTCTTCGCACCAGCTTGTCGTAGAACCATGGATCAACCTCCTTGATGAAACCTAAGTCGTGGATAGCCTGCTCATGAATGAGGGAACTAACTCGGCACGCTCTGAGTGGCTTCTGGGTGAACTGGTAGTTGTAGAGTTTGCAGTACGGAAGCTTGTTGCTGAAGATGTAATACCATACATCATAAACCTTCCAATCCCAAATAGGGTAGAGCACCAGACTTCTCGGTGTGCCGTCTTTATAATATCCGCCACCACCTCCCCACGTAATACCTGGAAGGCACTCGCCTCTAGTAAGACCCGACAATCGTGCCGGCGACTCCTCGATACGGACACCACCTAAAGTTAGATAGTCTTTGCCGAAGAGCATTCTGTGTACCTGATCAAGGGTCTTGGAGAAATACTGATTGTGCGGAATCTCCAAATCACCATATGAATCTGGCTCCTTCTCACGAATCCACTTTTCTCCTGGCCCCCATACATTGAACCATTCTCCCTTTGAGGCATTCCATTCCTGGAAGTATGACTGAATCCAATATGGCTCAACCCACGGCAAGTGCATGATGTATCGTATGTACTCGATAGTCATTGGAGTCTCTGCCTCTTGGTCTAGGAAGAGGACGGGAATCTTTTCAATTCCCATCTCCTTCATAACCTCGTGCGCAAGGTTGAGAACCACGGTAGAGTCCTTTCCTCCCGACATCGTCACGACAATCTTACGCTTACCATAAAACTCCCGAAAGATGTATCTGAATCTTTCAAGAGCTGCCTCATAAACGTTTTTGTCACTGTAAAATATCATTTCTTTCTATTGTTTAATAATACCTTGTCGCTGGAATTACTGAAATGGGTGTCAAGGTAATTCTTAAGCCTACCCATCATTTCATTATTGTTGTGGCCGCGAGCGGCATTGTGCATGATTGTTGCATATCTCAACTTCTCTTCGTCGAAATCAACAAAGCATACAGGAACCATCTCATATCCGATGACGCAGGCGGCACGGTATCTGTTCTCTCCGTCCACAATCTGCATCGTCGAGCGGTTGACAACAATAGGCTGAGTAAATCCGAAATAGAGCAACGATTTGATGAGAAGGTCAAAACTGTCTGCATCATGCGTATTAGGATTATAGTCATTCGGATAAATGTCATCAACCTTAACGTATTCAATATGCAGCGGCTTCACCTGCTCAACCTCGATATTGTCCTTCGCCAATTTCAAGGCTAGATTTTCCTTAGAGTTTTTTGTATTCATCGAGAAATTCCTTGTTTACGATTTCCTTAACCCAATCCTTGCTTGACTTAGCCAAATAAGGATTCTTGAACTCACTCTCCCAATCTACAGACTCTACATCAAACTGGTTGTCGTAGGTCTTGCTGTTTCGAGGAATGCCACCTACGGCGCCTGGATTGTTGAACGTGCTTCTGTATGCACCGAAATGCTGAACCAGACCGGGAACGATAGCGTAAAGGTCGATACCCTTTGCCTGAAGGTATGCCTTAAGGCGCGAATCATCATAACGTGTCTGATCATCCGTCATCTTGTTTGAAGTTTCAACAAAGTCCTTGGCTAGGTCATTTGGATATACGCTAGCCTGCAGCCAGAAATTAGTCTTTGTAGAAATAACGTGCTTGCCCTTTGCGTAACAATCAGTATAGTCACCATTTGTAGGATTGTAGAAACTGATAACATTGTTTTCGGGAGCAAAAGAGAGAATATGTAAAATCTTGGCAAGAATGTTGCGGTCAAAGGTAATGTCATCGTGGATAATCATGCGATGGGTTCCTTCCGCTACCTCTTGCGTCAACGCTTGGGAATAATTGTCCCAAAGACCCTTACCTCGGTCCATAGAGATACTGACAGGAATACCATAAGGCTTCGTGCTGGTCTCTATCAACTTCTTAAGGTATTTGCCCTCACGTTCTCGCTTCGGAACGTTGAGGATGATAATCTGAGAGAGTTTAATCATATGCGTAATTATTTAGTAACTGTCCATTCTCCACCTCGCTTGGTTACCTTGCTTATGGCTACAGCCAAACGGTTTCTGTTCATATCGCTACCATAGAAAACCTTACCTGCGGCATAGGCTGCTTGGGCAACAAGTCCTTGACCCATGAAGAAGTCTGTGATAGAGCTGAACGGAACATCCTTACAAATCTTGAACACCGCATCCCATTCATCCATTCCCTGGAGTCCCCAGTCTTCTGCCTGCTTGGTGCCTTGGATAATCCAGCACTTGCAATCTGGCTTATGATAATAGGTGTTCTCGTAGATTTTTACATGAGGGAACAGAGATTCTACCATAGGAACCAACTGTTTCTTATTTCTGTAGAAGCACTCGACGAATAGTCTGTCCGGATTAATCTGCTCGATGCACCTCTTGATGTGGGCAACGAACTCGTCAAAATTATCAACCGGGCATTGCTTCTCCGCCTTGGTATAATACGCTTTGAGGACACCTTTACTTCCTGCTGGGTCGATGAATACGCAATCGGCATTCTTTGAAAACTCCGGAAGCCCCAAAGTAATATCGGCAATGGTAATCTTGCTACCATTGCCTAAACTGTAAATCTCGCCTTCTGTGATGGGGTATTTGTCAATACTGCCATCATAACGCAAACCTTTCTGTGATGTCATACGCAATTTACTATTAAATAATTGTGATACTCTGATACGTTTTCTTCACCAAAAAGACTGCACAAGACCTTCTTTGAATAGAAAAAATGTCTGAACTCCACATCACACTTCTCATAAGTGACCGGATGATATTTTTCCTTGTAGAACATCAAGAACTTGCGAGCCTTGCACTGCGATATTGCCAGAACGGCATAACGGGAAAGATAAGATGGGGAACCGAACAATGCTACGATATTGTCGAAATTCCTGCAATCTAAACTCTTTCCGTCGAAAGGCTCACATACAACCCTATCCTTATAGGTTGGATATTTGTTAGTGAACTGCTCCAACATTCCTTTACTAGGATCAATTCCTAGATATTCCTGTGGGTCGATTTTTGCAATCTCTGTCAGCAAGCCGGTACCACATCCGATGTCTAGGATTGAACCGCTGAGAGGTGGGAGCATTTGCCCCACCTCACGGTTCTCAACGAGACTCATTTCATCACGAAACAAAGTGTCGTACTTACTTGCTATTTTATCATACTGGGAATAATTCATTTTCTACTGTTGCCTGTTGCCAGGTGATTTTTTTACTTGAAATGGTTACGAAATTCTTGTGATTGTATATGTTACAATTCGGGAACATCGATTTCAACTGCATTCTGTCATAGGTGAAATGGTGCATTTCCTCGAACTCTGCAGGGGTGTAGTCATCCTTGTAGAACATAAGGCAATAATCCAAACCACTCTCGCCCAGTTTGCGGAGATACTGAGGCATGAAGTAGGAAGCGGTACCGAAAAGAGCAACCACAACGCTGTCTGCCGACATCCATTTCTTTATCGCCTCCTCAAAAGAAATAGTAGAACATCTTCGGAAAAAACCAGAGGTCTTCTCCCTGAACTGCTTGATTGCTTTCTTGCTAGGATCAACTCCATAATACATTTCCGGCTTTATCTTGGTGAAAGCGACGAAGTCTCCGTTTCCGATGCCTGCCTCGAAAAATCTTCTGTCCTTGAACGTGAACATGATAGATTTTGCCATCACGTCCATTTCCTGATTCGAATAGATTCGCGGTACCGGCCACTCCAGGAAGTCGAACTCGTTGAAAACCTTCTGTCTGTTCAAAATCCAAGTAGTCTCGAATGGGTCACCCATCGTCCAATACTTGTAACCATCAATGTAAAGGTAAGGGAAATTATACTTCCCCCATCTTTCATGGACTCCATTGTCTCGCTGTGCGCTGACGAAGTAATAGAACTCGTCGTTTGTCAATGCGCACTTGTCTCTGTGAATGTACTCATGAGGAACGTCTATCATTGAAGTGGCCCATTGCCACTTACAACGCTTGATGAACTCTCTGAGCTTACTGTAATCGTATTCCATCGCTGCAAATTTAATAAAATATTTAATGATTAAATACCTAAAATCTAAAATTAACTATATTTTAACATAAAATTGCGCATATATGCGGCTTGAATAGTCAAAAACACCGCAAAATAGGCTCTTCTCATACGCAAAGGTACGAAAAAATCTCGATATATGCAAATATATCAAACGAAAATTTTAGCCAAAAATACTAAAAATTACGCCGTTCTACTAGCCCTGTTCGGGAGCCTGGATTCTATCTGCCACAGATTATCTTTGATAAGCTTCAGAATGGTATCGTGAAAAGCGGAATTGATGTTTCCGTGGCCCTGGCATTGAACAACGGTAACATCGGCTAAGTTTACCTCGATTGTCTCCATACGCTGCCCGTTTACCTTGGCAGAAAGTATGAGGCAGTTCGGCTTTCTGTTCACATCGTAATAACCGTTCCTAAATACACAGTGCCCCATTTCCTTGCCCTCTTCAAAGAACTCCTGGACGGACTTAAGAACCTGTATGTCTATGGCGCCATCCTTTATGTCAATGTCAAAGAACTGCTTTCTTCTGTCAACATATACATTAGCCATTGCTTCTGCCTTTTTCTTATTCTCCTCTTCGGCTTTAGCAGCTTGCTCCAGATATCTGAGTTGCATTTTCTCTTCCGCAATCAAACGCAGCTTAGTCATTCTGTCCTCCATTTTCTTTTTCTTGTTGTCTGCTGCCTTTAACCACTTGTCGTGCGCCTCACGAAGATTCTCCGGGCAAACTATAGAAGGGTTACGTACATCTTTCTTAAGATACATAATACTGTCGAGCATATCCCACCACAAGCTATCGTAAATATAAGAAGCCTTTCCGTGTCTGACAACAATCTTGACGGCAGACATTTTTTCTCTGTCGAAGACAGCTTCATGGTACTTACACACCTTCCACATATCAATATCACGTCTCATGAGAGTTTCATTGTATGGGTTAGCATTGACGGAACGGAAGATTTCGTCACACAGAATCTTTTCCCCGAAGTCTCTGAGAGCATATTTATACTTGCCTTGGACTGAAGCGTAATATACTCCATCGAATCCAATATCACGAGGATCACCCAAGAAACTCCATACAGTATGCGTTCTTACTTCCAACTTTCCGAAAGCAGAAAAAGCATCTTCTATATATCCGCTGGTTCGCTGCTTGGCAAGAAAAACATATTCCCCGTCTTTCAACCATTGCTGCATACACTCCTTGAAGTAAATCTTCTCCTTAACCATCTTGTGGAACCGGAACTTCACTCTTACCTGGAAGTACCTGAGAACCTGCCATCCCTTGAATGTGCATACAAGGTAGAAGCATCCTCTAGAAAATCTATCATTGTATTTGTAGGCATCATCTTCAGAGATGCAAGTCTTGATGGCCCACTCACGTTGCTTGTCTGATAACTCCGGTATTCTATCTGAGAGTTTTACAACTTCACGTTCTGTCTTATTTCTTGGCTTCATAACTCACATATTTAAAAATCAAACAAACTCAACTGACCAATCTCAGCATCTTTCTTTCTCTGAGCCTCGGCTTTCTTCTTCAAGCGCTCCTTCTCAGCGGACTCCTTCTTCTGGAGTTCGATGATTTTGGCTTGCTTGAATTCCTCCTCAGCCTTCTTTTCCAGATTCTCCTTGGTCTGGTCTGAGAGATTTGTAACAATGGTGCAATTCTGATTCTTGGTGAATGAAACTTCTTCTTCATTATAATAATGAATTGCAATTCCATAAATCTCATCATCGTCAAACCCCTGTCTTCCGGATTTCTTGACCTCTGAGATAATAAAGTCGCAGCAGTCATCGATATTCTTGCCAGGCTTGGCGTAATCCTTTGCGAACAATTCATCCTCTGCTGCACGCTTGTCAAGATATGCCTTGATTACCTTCTTGAATGTTTCTGATCCTTTCATAACCTTTCCATTTTTTGAAACCTATAGGCTTGTCTCTAAAACCCTTACGGAATGCTTCTCTCATAGAGATGCAAATGAAATCTACGCTGCATTGTGCCAAGCCAGTACAAAACGCACAATCCTCGCAATCATCCATTGGTTCCGCTACGTACACGATGCCGTTAATGACTATCGCCGCTTTCTCCTTGAAGACTGCCATTCCTTTTCGCTAGCAAAGCCTTTGACCTTATTAATCTTCTAGCCAAATCAAAGTCTTTGGGCCTTGTGGATTTTTCATTAATAAAAGCTGCTGCTTTTTCTAGAACACTAAGCAGTTCTCTGAACTCAGTTTTCGTTGTCTTCACTTCCATACGCTTTCTGTGCCGTTATAATTCTACAACCGGTGTAATCGTCGGCAGAAAGGACAATCTCACCATTCTTAACCTTTTCTCTAATCATGGAGCAAGCATCCGTATTTGATTCTGCCTCTACGGTTATTGTCTTACTCAAAGTTTCTTGAATGCAAACATCATATTTCATATTATGTTACCTCCCATGTTTCAATATTAAACTCATAGTTTTTACCACTACATTGGCTCTGCCCGATATTGCGCAAATCTTTAAGTTGCTCTTCCGAAGCTCCGTTAGCCTCGGCTGTTGCGTAGCATTTCTGAAGGTTATCGGCTACCCTGAGCAATTTGCCGCTCCCTTTTGTGTGCCAGGCATCTTCTTTATAAATCAAGTGCACCTTCATAATTAAATCTCTTTAAAATGAACACTAGTTCTATCTTTACGTTCACGTGCAAGGCAAGCTAAATCTTCGCAAGTTATCTCGACGTCATCGCGATGAATGTTTGGAATACATACAATACAATTTGGACAAGACCCTCGTTTTGCCACAACACAATTAATGCCATTGATAGAAAGCTTTTGACCGATAGGGAAGTCTGCTTCTATACTAGACTTTTTTACATTGATGATATCTTTGTTCTCATCCATGATTAATCCTCCTTTTCTTTTAAGTAACGAAGGTATAGCTGACAGTTGTCGCAATCGGAATTGCATCTGTAACTATACTCGTTGGCACAAGCCATAAATAATTCACTTCTTTTCATAAGCGTCCCGATAACAAATAAATAAGTCGTAAATCATTTTCTCGCAAGCCTCCATGTCTTCCAGCACATCCCTCATGCGATATGGTGCTCCGTTCTTTCCATGGCCCTCGTTGTCTAACCATAAATATGTTTCACTGTCAGCATCAAATTCTACGTAACGCTGGTGGATGCTGTTGATCAATTCTTCAGCACTTTCAAATGGTCCGGTTGATATCGAGAAGTCTTGACCTGCAGGTGAACGTCTTGAAAAGAGCAATCCTTTCCCATTCGTGTATTCCTCTTCGGTGACAGTCCAGGAATCAGACTCTGCTATTTTTATTAATTCTTCTATTTCCATATTATTTTTAAAATTAAAGGTCGGGTGCCGTCTTTCCGAGCTGTCGCAAAATAAGAATATCAAACATTGTTTGTTATTTAATCCCGACCATTGATTAACGATGATTTTACTTAATTCTACATGTTTCACCTCCAATCTTATTAAGTTTAACTTCCATATCCTGTAAATCTGCCAACGGCAGAACTTACGCTTTCATTTGTTACAGACCCAGGCTTCAAGAAGTACTTGTAATGCGTGCTTCTCTCCAACCTCTCACTCCAACAGAAACCGAAAGCATCGAACTCCTTACCGCACCATTCATGACCGTAGTAGTATTCGCTGGCATGCACCTTCTGTTCCTTGCTGAGCTGCAAGAATAGTGCGCGACTCTTGCTAAGTTCCGTTGGGTTCTCCTTGAACTCCTTCTCGATTTGCTTACGCTTCTCGGTATATTCAGCTAATTTCTGCTGATACTCATCCTCGCTGTCGCAAAGATAATAATCTGTGTCAGTCCAACGGCTATCCCAATAGGAATTGGAAGACTGATGTATATGATAAATATTCTTCATAATTGTATATTTTTATTGGAAGGTAGGCTGCCGTCTTTCCGGCTGCCAGATAAGAATAAGGTATCTAACTAGTGGGTGTCCTTACTACCCGTTATGTTAAACCTTACTTTTGCCTACCTTTATAATAAGTATATAAATCCATCATGCTATTATAGAACCACTGCCATGCGACAATCTCCTTCTGCTCTTTGGTAATATCCAGGGCATCAGTAATCATCTTTCTGCGCCAGTTTATCAGTCTGTCACATGACTGGATGATTCTTGCAATCATCACATGGGCGACATTCTCCATCATTACCGCCTCGCCATTTACCATCTTCAGGGCGTACTTTTCTGCAGCATCGTGCCAAAGGTCGTAGGCGACTGAATCATTATTGAGCATCAGATAGAGTTCTTCCATATCAGCAGTTCTCTTGTACTGAACCATTTCCTTTACAACCATAGCTATCTCCTTTCCAATGTTAAGTCTATCACGTATGGAAGAGTATGCTGTGGCATTTCTCCTAAATTGATGCAGTTGACTCTACAGATACGTTTCATGGAAGCCTCTTCCTTTTCGATTACCTTGTTAATCAGTTTTGGAGAAATCTGTTCGGTCAACTCCACGTCGAAATACGAATAGTTATCGTCCATTGATACCCTTGTTGCGATAGCAACCAATCCGAAATCCGGGCTGAAGAACAGATACTTGCTGCCCGTAAAGATGGCATCTATTCTGTTCTTTGTATTTCCTGTCACTCTTATAACGTTCATAATTATTGTTCCATTAAATGTTTGACAAGTTCTTCTTTTGAAGAGAATATATCTCCAAGCCTTTTACTTACATAGTTTCTGTCTATCTCTAGGATAACATAATTATTATTTAGTGCTGCTTTGAGACATCTTTCTATACGGTCGCGCTCACTGAAAGAATAATAATTTCGATAGCTTGTAGGGCACAAATTTGTACTCACTATATTGTATATTCTTTCACCTATATCTCTAGAATGATAATCAACATAAAGCTTTTTGTCATCTTCATAGTCTGAAAGAGATATAAGGACAATTCTACCCGAAACAATTTTGTTGTCCCTCATAATGAAGACCTGCTGTCCGATAGCATACTTGCTCTGATATGTAGTAGCTAAATCGGAAAAGACTCGTCCACAATCCAGCTGGAAAACTGCATATAAAACGGTTCCATTATTGAAAGCTTCCAGGTAACGCTCTATCTTCTCGTTTTCTGTCGGCTCTCGTTCAGTGACGTTTCCATCGTCATCCGTAACCTCGACATCGTCATCAAAAGTGCCTTCATTCTCGTTCCAAATAGAAAATTGCTCTTTTAGAGCATTGTATTTCATTATTTCTGAAATACTGTTGATCTTGATACCTACATATCCATTTCCGAAATTCTTTGTATTCATATTAACCCTCCAGACTATTAATGTATTCCTTACGTGCCTTTACAAAAAGCTTCTTCTTTCTGTCATCTGAAAGAAACTCCTTAACGGTATATCCCAAAGCGATGATACCATTTTCAAACTCAAATGTAAGGCAACACTCATGATTGCCAAATTCATATTTCAAGGCATCCACCAAATTCTCATCGCTGCTCAGAAACTCCTCTGATTCCTTAACGGAACGCTCACCGAATACCAGAAATAAGTGGTAATCCTTTTTGAGGCAATAAGCACCGGCACCGATGGAACATATCTTTTCCAGGTCTTCCTTACTTGTGGTAAGCCCCCATTCAGCCATCATTTCCTTAAACTGCTTGTCTCCAAATGCAGCCTTCATTGGCAGCTTGTTAAACTCATCCTGCTGCTTTTTCTTGAACTCTTGGTATTTCATGCTTCTTTCTTTACTTTATAGTTATTAAATGGATCTACCATATTTAGTAGCTCTGCGTTTCTGTTAGCTTCCTTTTCATCGGAGTAGTCTCCAAACTCTTCGGAAACATCACCTGTGGGGCAAATTCTTTCGATACAATATTTCATACAGCACCTTCCATCATTAAAAGTTTGTGTTCTTCTTCACTGTCACCAACATGACCATACAGAAGTCCGTCTTCTGTGTTTTGCCAATATTCGTGCGGTACAGAGTGCGAAGCAATACTTACCAACACTACAACATAGCCCAAAGACTTGATAAGATTGAAATTTGAATTTCTCATAATTATTCCCTTTCTATTTTTTAAGATTAAAATTGTATAATAACGCCAAATGGCTATCGTCTAACTCTCTCCAATCATCAACTGTGTCAAGATAAGCCTTGACTTTTGAAAGCGTAATTGGAACCGTTGGATAAGCAGAACAAAATCTGCGAAGCATGTACTCTGATAAAGATTCTTCCATAGCCTTCGAATTATTAATGATTACTATGCGTTAATGAGGTCTATCACATCAGAAGCATCAAAGTCATCCATACTATTGTATGTAACATAGAAATCTTCCTCATCGTCAGCAAGCAGACCTTCAGCCTCTTCCTTAAATTCATTAAAGTCCTCATCCGTGTCTTCATAATTCAATGCCTCTCGAATTATTGCCCACAACTTTCTCTGCTTTTCGTTAAGCGAGTTTAATTTTGTATTCATAATCTTTATAATTTTAATTGGTTCAACTTGTAAGGTAGCCTCTGAATAGCCAAAAGTACTACCTTTTATCTATATGCAAAGGTACGAAAATTTTCTGATATATGCAAATATACTAACGATTATTTTAGTTAAAAATACTAAATTATAGTACTTTATAACTATCTGATTATCAGAATGGTGCATCTGCTTCTTCTGGCTTTTCGAAAGGCACCTGTACATCTTCATTGATTAAATTCGTCTTGAAAAAATTTGTCGTATTTTTGTTGAATCCCATAAAGAATTTGAACGTTCCGATATTACGTCCCTTGGCAACGTCTATCATAGCCGTTCCGTCAGTAGGATAATCGTCCTTGTTATCAAATGGGGCAGGGTACGCTCTGTTGTAATACTCTGCTCGATAGACTAGGATGACAACATCGGCAGCTTCTCCTATCTGTCCACTATCGCGCAGTCGGTTCAGATTCGGCTCCGGGCAGTTACTATCTCTAGACAACTGACTTAGGGCGATGATCCATATGTTCAGTTCCTTTGCGAGGTTCTTGAATCTTCGTGCGGCATCACCCATAGCCTGCTCCCTGCTGAAACTCGTACTCCTGGAGTTTACGTTAAGAATCTGCAAGTAATCAACTACGGCTCCGTCTATGTCCTTCTGCATCTTAAGCATTCGGATGGAAAGAAGAATAGAATCTATATTTGACGTGCTCTTGTCATCAAAGAATAAATTCTCTCCGGGCAACTTGCCTCTAGCATCATCAATCATCCTTATCTCGCTTGGCGCCAGACTGCCCGAATAGAGGATATTGTTGGCCGGGATGTTCGTCTTGGCAGAAAGCAGACGTGCCGTAAGCTGCTCCTTCGTCATTTCCATAGAGTAGAAAGCAACCTTTGCTCCGTTCTCGATGGCGTGTCTTGTCATGCAAAGTGCGAGGCTCGTCTTTCCCTGAGAAGTTTCGCCGGCAACGATAATCAAATCAGACTTCTGCAGACCTCCCTTTTCATCGAATCTCTCCATACCGGTCTTGGTTCCTGTCGTGACACCTCCAACGGTGGCATTCTTAACCATTATCTCATTTAGACTATTCATTGCATCATCGAGCGTGAACACTCCATCTGCTTTCTCAAATACTCCTCCGATACTCTCTATAGCCTCTTGGTGGGCGTCTGCGGTCAGAATCTCTTCCGATAATCCAACCTTGGAAAGCTGCTGCCCGACAACCCAGAGTTTTCTTCTTCTACCAAGGTCCTGCAATCTGATGGCATGATATTCTACATGTGCAGATGATGCAATCTGTGCCGAAATGTTCATCAAGTCCAATGCTGTTACATTCGACTTCTGCTTACTGAGCTCGGCAGAAACTGATATGACATCTATCGGCATACCTTGCTTTCCCATATTATCAACAGCCTTCCATATATCCCTACACATGGGGTCGTAAAAACAGTCTTCATCTAGATACTGGCTTACTAGAGTGTATGCGGTAGGATCAACAAGAAGACTTCCGATAACATATTGCTCAGCCTTTGGGTCATTCACTAATGGCTGATTCTGATATGGTGATTGTGCTAAACTCATCTGAACGATTCCTCCTTGAAGCTAACTATCTTGAACATTTCCTTCATTCTGTCACCGATACGCTGATTTCCATATTTCTCCGATATATCAGCCGCTCCGAAATTACTTGAAATAAAAGTCGGAAGTAGATTCTCATACCGGTATTCAATCAGCTCCGTAAACGGATAAATGCAGTTTCCGAAACTCACAACCTCAGTTGGCTCCTCGCAAAGGTCGTCAATGAGAAGGTATCTCGTATCTTTGAGGGAACGGAAGTCTGCCGGTGCCTTCGCCACGTTAGCCATGTCTCTTGCAGAAATGAAACGAGGATATTTGTCACCCTCACAATATCTGATTTGGTTGGTATCTACGAGATAAACGAGCAGGTCACGGATAGCTTTAAGCATCGTGGTCTTTCCGTTTCCAATGCTTCCTGGAAGGAATAGACCATAGAAGCGTGTTTCCGTTGTAAGGAAATCGCCAACATCTGACAGATTTCGCTTTATCTCCTCTGTGAGAACAAATGCGTTCTTACGCTTTTCAACCTCTCGCTTGTAGAATGCGTAGAGGGCATTCTTTATCTCCCGATTATCTATTGGCAGAGCCAAACCCCGATTCATAGGCTGCTTTGGACTCATACTTCGGGACACCTGATTCTTTTCTGTATTTGTTTCCATTGCTTGTTACGTTTTGTTTATGATTCTTCATTTCTGAAACTATCTCGTTATACTGAGAGTCTATCTTGTTGACAGAGAAATTGTTCATTATCCAAGTCTTGTCAATAAGATGCAGGAACTCACTCCACGCTTTTAGCAGACTATCATCATCCGTCGGCAGCGGCGGGTTTTTGTGACTTCTAGCGAAAGCGATTTTCTTTAGGATAGAGTTCATTGCCTTTGCATCTTTAGCCTGCCAATAATATGGCTCTCCGTATAGCTCTAGGAAATAAGCCTCGAATATCTGCCGACCTCTATGGCATGTAGTATGTTCTTTCGGTGACTTCTTACACGCGCTCGTACGCTCGGGCGAGAGAAAGAGTTCGTTAGAACTCAGCCGTCTGCTAAGACAATTTTCTTTTTCTTTTTCTTTTATAGGGGTTTTAGGGGGAAGGTTTTCTTTTTCGTTTTCTTTTGGATTTCTAGCATTTGCTACGTTTTTTCTAGCATTTGCTAGAGATTCGCTAGCATTTGCTAGGATTTCTGTAGCATTTGCTAGAGAATTTGTAGCATTTGCTAGAGATTCGCTAGCATTTGCTACGTTTTTTCTAGCATTTGCTTGGCATTTGCTAGAAGACTCCTTTACGTTTTCTGCGAAATTTCTAGCTTTAGCTGCACCTCCGGCACGACCGGCTCTAGCTCTAGCTTCGCTGACTTTTCTTGCCTGCTCGATAGTGTCTGAAAGTTCCTTAGAATAGAAATATTCTTCCTCAACCTCAAATAAATCGAAATCCTCAACTACAGATTGCACCACAGAAACATCAACACGCATCTCATAAGCTATCATAGAATAATCCTTTGACAGCTTATGATCCTCGTCTTCCTCCAATAACTGCATGAGCGTAACATAGATTCCATAGGCAGCCATGCCATGTTCCATTCTTGCTCTCATTACTTCTGGAGAGTTACTATTTTTGATGCAATTATATTTCATAATCTTATTGGTTCAAGTCCTCGTTCTTAATGAAGCATATCTTACCTCGCTTTATGCTATTTGCCAGGGAGTCAACTTCTGTCTGTAACTTACTGTAAACTGCACTTTGCTGCTTAGAAATAAAATTATGGATAGAAGGGCTAATCTTTAAAGCGATTGAAGCCATTCCTTCCAAAATCTTAAACTCACGATACAACACACCTGCCGACTTGAACTGTTTGTCCAAGCCTACCAAGAACGTTCTGTAGTCCTTGATTCCTTCAAAATCTCTTAGAAATTCTGTCTCTTCCATATTGTATAATATTTTATTTATAACTATATTGTTTCTCCTTAATGCAAAATTACGAATTTTGTCTGATATATGCAAAAGAATTAACTTAAATATTCGAAAATACCAAAATATATTTAGATATATATTTGGCTATCTCATTTTTTTTTAGTACTTTTGCAGTAAGTTTTTTCCATTATATTCTGTAAAAGAATATTGTATGGGTTTCTCTTTAGCCTGCTGGCGAGCAGGCTTTTTTTATTGGGATTTATTTGGCAATTTGAAAATAATTCATTACCTTTGCAAACAAATCCCTTTAAAGTATAATCTTTATAGGATTTTAATTGGTTCAAGTCCTCGGTGTTGTGAAACACTGGGGACTTATATTTTTTACAGATTAACGGTGATACCTTTCTCATAACTCAGTCTCTTTACTTCATTAGTATAATACTTAATCATTTTCTCCAACTCGTCATCATCCCATTTCTTGATGGAGTGAGCACGCTCTCGCAGGGTGGAAAATCGGGAAACACCAATCTTCTTTATCAGATTCTCCTGGTAGTATATAAGATGGTCTGACTTCACTCTGTTGCACCCGATACATTCTGCATTGCAGTTATCTTCATCAAATCGGGTGGCCATGTTGGAACGTCCGAAGAAATGACCACAATCAAGCTCTCTGTACGGCTTTATCTTTCCGCAGCTGATACATTGTCCCATGCCGCTCGGCATGCAGTCTCTCAGACGTATATACAACGCAAATACCTTGTCTAGTCTCTTGACTAAATCTGGCTTACTCTTCTTTCTCTTTTTGGGAGCAGAAGGAGATTTCTTCTTTTTCTTATAAAATGGAAACATTTCTATTGAATTTACATGTAACATATCTGTCCGTCATGTTCGCAAAATCAACACATAAACGGCAAGCTAAACTTCCTACATAAATTGGTTCTTGTGTAAATACTCCCTTTCTGCAATGCGGACAGAGAGTTAAATACTCAGTTCCTAATGCGGAATCTCTTTGCTTATATTCAATAAGCTCATTTAGAACGCTCATCTTAGTACGACATTAGTTAATTGTGTTCCTCTGGAATACACCGCCCATTTCGTAGTTCCTGGAGGTCTGCTAATAAAGAGGTCTGCGACATTTCCGAACCGGCTATAGTTTCCCGACAAGTCAACTATCCACCCGTCCTTTCCTTCAAAAGGTCTGATAGCGCGGCCTACCATCTGGTAGTAGAGTCCAAGAGATTTCGTCGGGCGTGCCAAAACAACGGTGTCTAGGGCAGGGTAGTCGAATCCCGTAGTCAGTACACCAACGTTGGCAACAACCTTTATTTCTCTCCTCTTGAATCCTTCGAGAATGGCTTCACGCTCCTTTTTAGGTGTCTCTCCTGTCACGATGGCGGCATTGATTCTGAGTGATTGAAGCTTATCAACCAACTGCCTAGCCTCCTTTGTGAAAGCAGTAAATACAAGTACCCCCTTTCTAGGAATGCCGCTTTTAGGCTGCAGAACCTTGACTACTGTGTTTGATAACTTATCGTAGAATCCGCTACGCTCATACTCTGCGAGGAGACTTCTTTCATCATAATCTGCACCGGTGGAGTTGCTTCTGACTCTTCTTAAATCCAATGTCGTCAAATCGTAATAATGCAAGTCTGCGAGATAACCTTTAGAAAGCAGTTCTCCAATCTGACAACAATAGATGACCTTTGAAAATATTCTAGGTCTTACTCTCGTGAGGAACTTCAAGATGGAACCTCCTTCGGCACAATCAAGACGGTATGGCGTGGCTGTTAATCCAACAACCTGTCTGTTCTTCGCTTCTATGAATTCCTTGTACTGCCCAGCTTTAGAGTTTACGTAATGACATTCGTCAATTATGATGTTCTTGAAACAATCGAAGTCTGACATATGGTTCATTACGCTTCCGATGGTGGCAAAGGTTATTCTGTTTATATCCTTACACCCTACAGAGGCACTATAGCAACCGCAATCGAAGATTCCATAGCTTTGCAGCTTGGCAAAGTTCTGCTGAAGAATTTCCTTACTAGGTTGAAATACTAACAGCGGCCCTTCCAGACGAGAGGCGATATCTGCTATCACCAAGCTCTTTCCTGCACCCGTAGGCAGGATAACCAATCCGTTCTTGTCAGCCTTGCTAGTGAACAGCCTTACGGCTGCATCACTAGCTTGCTTTTGATAATTTCTAAGAGTGTACTTCATTACTCGCCGAATGGTAATTCATCATCGTCATCATCTGAAGACTGCTCTGACTGAGCTTCTTCTTTTGGCTGCTCCTCTTCCGGGAACTCCAATCCGAAGACCTCTTTCATGCTCTCACGATTCTTGACCTCATTTGCCCAAATCTCAGAACGGTCCGGGATAGCATAAGCCTTTGCAAGTAAGAACTTCTCGGTATTTGCATCCCAATTATATACGAGATAGTAACCTGCCAATGCAATACAGAACACGTTCTTCGACTTAAGACGCATATCAACAGTTCCCTGGCGCACCTCAGCGGCGTACTTGGCTACTTCCATAAGGACAGAAGCATAAGCCTCTTCTGCATCCTTCTTCATCTTCTTGGCTTTTTCCAAAGCCTCCTCCAACTCCAGCTTGCGAGCTGGCACCACGTTCTCTTCGAGTGTGCAATACTCCTCTCTGATGTTCTTCTTCTCGAACTCATCGAGGAAACGTGTAACCAACTCATTGTCAGGGAAGGTCGCCGTGAAATGCTTTCCGACAAACTTAAGGATGTCTGCCTTATTCTTCAAAGGCTTCTCTCCACAAAGGTTCTCCTCGGTCAAAGAAAGGAAGTCCAACTCCATTGGGAACATGTCTTTTACACCTTCCTCCAATACAAACTCAATGTTCTCAGGAACATAATTTTTCAAATCTGATTTCATAATTATAAATACTTTTCATATAATGCTATCTGTTTCTGAGCTTCAAGCAAGGCTGCTTCTTCATTAGGTTCGGGTATATACAACCCTGCAACCATACTTGAATAGTTCCGAAACTTCTCAATAGCGTCTGTTAATTCTTTTGTGTCAAGGTCAGCCGTGCTTCTCCAATAAGTTACAGGCTGTCCTCTTCTGTTTGTTCTCTGCTTCGCAAAGATTTCTCTGTTCACTATCTGTTTGAAAATGTTATACTTCACATATTCTTCATCGTAGCCGAACTCTGATGCGAAATACTGAAGGCAAACGTGTAGATAGCTGTTTTGGGCAAGGGAACGTGGACGGTGCTTTTTCTTCACCTCCACGATAAAACCCTTTCCGCTTTTCAAGGCATCCATGTAAAGACCATTGCAATAGTCCTTGTAGTCTGCCCTGTCCTTGTCATTGTTGAGATTGAAAATCATAACTAGAATGGCAAATCATCATCTTTGCCCGGCTGCGGTGCCGGTGACTGAACTCCTTGCGGCTGCGGTGGTGGAGGTGCTTGCTGCTGCGTCTGGCCACCTCTCTGATACTTTTCTATCTTGTAACCCGAAATGGTATTGAAATACTTTACCGGGTCATTTGCACTCTTCTGATACTTGGTACCTTGAAGAGCAAAAGATATAGTAACAATCTCGCCAACTGCAAAATCAGCAGGATCATCTACATGCTTTCCGCTGAACTCAAAACTTGGGTAGTTCTCGTACACCTCTCCGAAGTTCGAGTGTGTACAGTTAAGAACCACAACTCTCTTTTTGAACGGCTCTCCACCGCTCTTGCTTGGTATTTCCTCGACATTGCCGATGAGCAATACCCTTCCTGTCATTGTATTAGCCATCTGATTCTGTTAATGGTAAATATGGTAATAATTCTCTCATTTCTACCCATTTGAGGAAGTCTCGCAATAGCGCGTGATTCTTGTCTTCCATACCTGGGTATCTGTAACAAGTGATTGCTGGCTCATAAGGGGTAAGTTTGAGACCTCTCACGTCTCCCTTGTGCTTATCCTTATTGTAGCCCTCAAAGACAAACAAGTCAAAATGGAACACATCAGCTTCAAACAACTCTAGGTAAAGCTGCCATTGGCAACTATCTATATAGTCTTTGTCTGATACCGGTCCGTACTTAGTCTTGATGTCTCTTATCTCTAGTCCGTCAATCATATCGGCACATCCCGTAATAACGGCATTGCCGAAATCCTTGTATTCACGAACCTCATGAAAGGCGCCAGGATGCTCATTTCTGTATTTCAAAGCAACCTTGCATTGTGGAATGTCGAGAATCGCTTCACCTTCATCAAAGACGAACCTTCTTCCTTTTGGAACGGGTTCTGTCTTATCTTTCTTATAATAGGTGAAATGACGAACACCTTCCGGCTCCTTGAAGCAATGGGGACTGCCAGTCTCCACGATGGAGTGAAAGGCAGTTCCTATTCTTGTGTAATCGTTGCCCTCAAACTTCTTAGTGATATTGTCTATAACGTCCTGCTCTGTAACATAAGCATATTCGTCAGACATATACCGTCTGAAGCTCTCTAGCTGGGTAACTCTAATCAAAGGCTTCATCATGCTGCATCCTCGTGCTTGACGAACTTCTTGCCCTTCTTGTCAAAGTCAATGCCTTTGACAGCAAGTTCCTTGATCATCTGATTCATGAATGCCTTCTGATGAATCTTGTTCAATCCGTGGGCAACCTCGATGAGAGCATTTGCATCATCTACAGTCTCCACGGCTGCAAGCTTCTTTCGGGCATCATCAACGGCTTCCTGCGCCTTAGCCTGAGCGTCTGACTTATTCACGATGGCTTTCTTCACCTTCTTGATGATGTCTGCCATGCAAGTGTCAAACTCCTCTGTTCCGTAAGCTGGAATCCAAGTGTCCTGCAGGTCTGCAACATTCTTACCAACACGATTGTCCTGTGGCTCGAACTTGATGACGCGATTGCCGTTCTCCTTGCAGATGTAACCTACCTGGTCCGCAATACGGATGAGCAAGTCTTTGCTCTGTCCTGTACAGTCTGGAGAATGCTTGATGTAATCTCCTTCCTGTGTCTCCTTGTCGTGACAGATGAAGATGATGTCTGAATTGTTTGAACGGAGAATGCCGACAAACTGCTTGAACAATTCTCCCATCACGCCATATCGTTTCAATGAGTTAGTTCCCAGTTTAGGGTCTTGCTGAATAGCAAAAGCGTTGAGATAGTCATCGAGCATAGCCTTGGCTGTGTCTACTACGATGGTCTTACACTCACTGATCAATCCTGGCTTCCAAACCTGCTTGCCATCCTCAACAACATAGGAACCGATAACCTCAGCATTGTAGATGTCTTCCCAACGTGAAGCCGTGACAACAATGTCTGGACGCTGAACGGCACGGTCAAAGCCTCGGTCGGTGTCGATGAGTAAAGGACTGTTGGCTGTGGTAGCCAAAGATGTCTTACCGGTACCTGGAGTACCATAAAGTACGATAATCACTGGACGCTCTGTAACAACGTCATTCTTTCTAATAATTGGCATAAACTAATATTTAATTGTTAAACAAATTGTTCTTATTTGCATAGGTGATAAACTCAGAGAGCTTATGTATTCCTAGTTTCACATACACAGACTTGACGTGCTGATGTATTGTGTTCGGGGAGTTGAATAGCTCGGCTGCCGCCTCCTGCTCGCTTCGTCCCTCATAAAGCAGTTTCATCACGCGCAACTCCGCAGTAGAAAGATTAGCATTAAACCTTGGCATACAGACGATGCTATCATAAGGGCATTCACCACGCATTGGACATTCGACCTTCTCGAAGTTGAACCTTCCATCCTTATCAACATTGACGACATCAAAAGCCGTAGTGTCGAGTCGACAAAAGTTGCATTTGCAAAATCGACGCATCATGAGATACTGATAATAACTCTCGTTAGGTGCGCTCTTGGAGTAAATCTTCTCCAACGCCTTGTATGCTTCCGGATAGCAAGCGCGAACCTTTTCCAGGATGTATTTCACCAGCTCTGTATGTGTCTCATCGACCATGAAGTTCTTTCCGTCTGAAGTCTTACACCATAGCTCATCCTCGAACATATAGAACTCTAATCCTTCCATAAGTCCTCCTCGCTAATGCCTGTTAGCTCACACAATACTTCTACATGGATGTGCTGCTGTGGCTTCATACCATATAGAACCCAATTCCTAACTGTCTGCTCGGTTACCTTGCAGCGTCTAGCGACTTCCGTGATGAAGTCGTATCGCGGGGCACTTTTCATCGGTAACCCCTGATAATAACCTTTTAAGGTCATTTTTTGAGATTTTTCCTCAAAAGTGTTTGATGTTTGAATCTTTTCCATTATCTTTGCACTATGTTTTATATCTTTATGCAAAGATACAAATATATTCTGATATATGCAAATATATCGAAAAGATTTAGTCAAAATTAACAAATTTATACAGATATGTTCAAATATAAAGAATTTAGAAGAGCTCACGGACTATTTCAGTCTAAGCTTGCAGAAATTATGGGAATTTCCCAATCTAACATTTCGAGATACGAAACAGAGGGTATAGATCCTACACCTGCGCAGTTTCAGAAACTATACGATGAGTATGGAGAAGAAAATGTCAAGGCTTTCGAGGTAGAACCTTCTCAACTCGTTAATGCAGAGAATAATGTAAACAGTGGCTCTGGAAATCAGAACAACGGAATCCAAGGTAATGCTGATTTAGTAGAAATTATAAAGAGGCAGACTGAGATGATAGCAAAGCATATCGAAAAACAAGATGATATAAATGTACGTCTCATGAATCTTCTTGAAAAATTAACTTTGAAATGAAACTGAATATTCCCGATTGTGCCCTGGATATTAGCGACAGGTTCTTCAAAGCACTTGATGTTCTCAAAGAACAGAGAAAAATTAAAGGCTTACAGACTTTTACAAAAGAGTTTGGTTTGAACTATGGTAACATGAATACTCTAAAGCATAACAGAGATAAGCGTACTTTTCGTATAGAGTATCTTGCTTACCTCGCTGAAGGGTATGGTGTATCATGCGAGTGGCTACTGCTTGGAACCGGTCCCATGTTTACACAAACGTGTTCCAAAAGCGAAGAATCTCAGAACCTTTGAAACGCTGTCCATGAACTTTTTGCATAGATTTTATATACCCTGCGTTCACATAGGATCGCAGGGTGTTGCGATGTATACCCAACAGTTTGCAGGTTTCCGATATGGTATATCGCGAAGTTGGACTTATGTTTGGCTGAACTGATGTTACCATGTTAAATAGTTTAAATGCGTGCTAGAATAAAGGATTTCTTTATATCTTTGCACTAAGTTATAAATTCAAATGCAAAGATAAATGAAAAAAATGATATATCAAAATATATGTGGATATATTTAAATATAATTAATATTTCTGCATATTGTGTAACTCGAAAAAATGGCATGCTTGCAAATAGCTTGCAAATTAAAAATCGGGTCTCTGTAATTAATTGAGGCTAAGATAGTTATATCGAAAAGCTTCACATCTGGAAAGCGTGTATTCCCCTAAAGGGAATCGGGGGTTCGAATCCCCCTCTTTCC